CGCTGAAAGCCGCCGGCTTCCTGACCCGTGACCCGAGAATGAAGGAAAGAAAGAAATACGGTCTCAAAGCTGCGAGACGTGCTCCCCAGTTCTCGAAGCGTTGAGTTTTCAAGAAAAGCCAGAAACCGCAATGGTTTCTGGCTTTTTTCTTTTGATAAACTCTGATATAACCGAGCAAAGAAAAACATAAAAAATCGGGGTTCATTTGAGGTGCATGGCTCTTAAAATCAAGTTTTGTGGTTCATGCTGTGGTTCATTTTTTGCTTTCGTTCCCTGCTGCGTGTGTCGAGCCATTCGGCGTTGCCGGGGATTTGCAAGAATGCCTTGAAGCATTCCAGCGTCGCTGCTGCCAGATTGTCGCGGGCCGTATTCGGAATGGAATCGACGTTTATTCTAATGCCTGCATCATTGCTTTGCATATATCCTCCTCATGTTTCCTTGGCCATGCACCCGCTCCTATTCTACCGTAATATAGGAAAAACCGCTATGCTGGATTGCCCAACATAGCGGTTTCATTTTCTATAACAAAATCCGTTATAACCTAACGATTCCATGAAAAATGAGAAAATACTTGTTATATTTTCTCGTAAAGGAGCATGGCTATGATTAGGATTTTACTGTCCACGCGCCTCGGCGAAAGGCGCTGGACGCAGGCTGATCTCGCTCGGGCAACCGGAATACGTCCGTCTACCATCAACGACTACTACCACGAATTCGCCGAGCGTGTCAACCTTGAGCATCTGGATTTGATATGCGAAGCACTGGACTGTGATCTCGAAGATCTGATTATCCGCATACCGAATAGTGAGCCGCGGGTACGGACACGGACCGGCTTTGAATTACATACCAAACGCTGACTTGCTCCCCAAAGCCCGGACGCTTACCATGCGTCCGGGCTTTCTCCTTTTGCGGGAATCGTATAGACCTCTATGGCGTTCCTCCCTAAATTTCTGTTCCGTCTGGCAAAATGAAGCTGATCTTCACGCTGCATCCCAGGGCGCTTGCCAGCGACTCAATATCCTTTTCCGTGAAGTTGCCGCGAGTCATCTTATTCGACAGGTTCTGGCGCGTCTGCCCGGACGCTTCGGCTAATTCGCCCATCGTCATATTTTGCCGTTTCATAATTAGGCGCAGCTTCTCTGCAACTGAAATATCCATACTATCGCCTCCTGTCATCACTATACACGATTCTGTGTCGATTGTCAAAAACTTTTTTGCAAATTTCACGATAAAATGTAAATTATATATTGACAAATGACACGAATTAGTGTAATATAAGCATGTAAGGCAAAGCCGAACAGCTTTTTGAAAGGAGCGAGGTGAATGAACGACGTGAACGTCACCGAGGCGCTGCTGAAAGCGATCCTCGAACTCATCGAGAAGTGCGAAACGCTCGAAGAACTCCGCGAAAGCGTCAAGCGCATCATGGATGAGTAAATAAAAAGAGTAGCGGCCCCTTCCACAGACCCGCTACTCAAACACCCCGAAAGGTGAGCCGGGAGCCTTACCCCGGCCACCTTGATTATAACCGAGTAAGGCAAAAATATCAAGGAGGAACACAAAATGATGATTTCTGAGTTTATCGAGCGCACCGGCTTCGAGCCGACCGCCAGCGAGTATGCGAAGATTGAAAAAGCCTACTACGACTTCAATGGCAACAAAGACGAATTCTGCAAGGCGTTCGTGAAGAACGGCGGCGAAAAGAAAATCTACAAGGCAAGAGCCGAAGAAATTGCACAGCTCAAGAGCCAGTTGGTCGAGATGGAAAAGCAGCATAAGACCGAGATGGAAGCTCGCGAGAAGCAGATCAACGACCTGACTGCCGAGTTGGATCGTGAGCTTGAGTGGAAGCCCAGCACCGGCACCGGAACGAACATGAGCCAGAGCGACTACGACCACCTTGCCAACTGTGGCAAGCTGATGACCGACGAAGAAGCCAAGACATTCATCGCTGACGAGTGCGGCTTTGCTCCCGAAAAGATTCACATTCAGCACGAGGTTCACACCTACGAGGTCAACAAGCACCGCCGCCTCCGCAAGTCCGGAACCTTCGACCGCACGCCTGTGTACGAATCCACTGACTGGAACTATGTTCGCTTCGACTGTGCCTGCTTCATGTACGAGCTGGTCAACGGCGAGCTCCGCTTCTACTGCTGCTAAATCACAGCCCGCCCCGGAGGTTACGAGGGCGCAGGAAAGAACCATGGATATCAAAACTGCGTTACAAACTGCACTTATCAGTACCGGACGCATCGCCCCAAAAGACAGAATTGAAATCATCGAGAAATGCAGCGATGAGAGCGATTATGTGAGAGTAGGTCTTTACGCCTTCCACGGCCGCAAGCAAAAGCCCTTTGTCTACTGGAATATCTGCGTCGATATAGCGCGTGAGCTCATTCACTGGGATACCTCGACGTTTTACTATCTTTGAACAGTGCCCGCCCCGGAGGTCACGAGGGCTGAAAGGATTATCATGAAAAAGCTGATTTATTCCACGTCCCGCGAAGGTTACGGCGTCGACCAGATCAACCGGACAATGACCGCTGGCGAGTTGATCAACTTCCTCGCGCAGTACGATGAAGATACGCCAATCTATCTGAGCTTCGACAATGGCTACACCTACGGCGGCATTGTTGAAGGCCGCTTTGAAGAAAACTATGGGGAGGATAACGACGATGAATAAGGTTCGCCGCAAGAATTTGCAGGCCATCATTGACCAGTTGGAGGAGCTGAAAGGCAGCCTCGAAGCCCTCCAGGCTGAGGAAGAAGAATACCGGGACAATATCCCGGAGAATATGCAGGAAAGCGAACGCTATGAAAAGGCCGATGAAGCCTGCGACAATCTTTCCAGTGCTGTGGACAGTTTGGAAGAAGCTATCAGCAGCATCGAAGCTGCTATCGAGTGAAAGGAGAAAGCCTTATGACGATCAAAACGTTGGAATACATTCACGCGCTCTTGATTGAGGATGAGCGTAAGCGCAAAGAAGTCTACGAGAACTCCAGACGGCTTCAACGCGAATACGAAGAAAACGGTGCAGATGAGGAACTGATAAATCGGCAGGACGAAGATGCGGGCAAATTTATGCGCGAACACTTTGCCGCGCTGAATGCGCTGGAAGACTTTGAGGGGCAAGAGTGGTAAGGAGGCTCAGAGCATGGGACTGATGATCGATAAGCCGGCAAAGACATTGATCGAACGCTTTGCCCAAAAGCAGCCGGGTGGACACTTCGCGTGTCCCCGCTGCGGGAAGATGACGATGGACGCAGAGAGCGTCACACACAACGCCCTCAGCCGCCGCATTGGCTGCTACATCTGCGACACCTGCGGAACGGTTGAAGCTCTCGAAGATTTTGCGCATAAGCAGAATTCGCTCAACGTGTGGGCAATCACAAAAGAACCGGAGTTGTGGCGTATGCTGAGCTGGAATAGCGACGGCATCGAGATCGCCGGTCACGAGGGAACGTGGTATGTCATTGACGAGGGCGATTTTCAGATTACCCCGGACGTGGACGGCAAACCGGAAACGCTCACCGCGCACCTGTTCCTGCTTGAAAGTGAGCTTTACGGCGAGGATGCTGCAGGTCTCATCGTGAACGATGAAAAGCAGATCGTCATGGAGGACGTCTGGAACGGCTTCGACGATCTGGAAGACGCCGGGTGGGAGAAAGCGCGGAAGATCGAATGCCCTGTCTGCAGGGGTGAGTTTCTGCGAGAGGACATGACTTTTACACGAGACTGCCACGGCATTACTTACCGGTTGGTCTGCTTCGATTGCTACGACAAGGTTATGGGAAAAGGCTACGACGGAGCATATTACACCGAAGCGGACGAATGTATTGAGGAGGATTATTGAGCATGAGCAGAGACTGGACACCCGAGGAGCTGGCAGCAGCCAGCTCCGTAATGAAAGCAGCAGGAAACATGAGCTACGAAGAGTTTCGTGCCGCACCGAAGCTGACGCTTCGCTTATTGGGACGTGATAGCTGGGATCGTCCCGTGTATGAGTGCGACGGAAGACTGTATGTTGACGTCGATCCGCGCAAGAGCCGACCGGCCGACATCTGCACGAAGCAGGGCAACGCTTTTGATGGCGAACCGTGTGACCCAATCCCAGAGAATACTATCATTGAGTTTGTTCCGGAGCGTGACACATGGCCGTTCTGAGCCATTGAAGAATAGGAGGCATCAAAAAAGTGGACAATCAAGAATCTGCTCCTAGCGGCAAAGATAGGTTTGTAACCAGAAAAGCAGTCGGGGAACGAATCACCTTTCTCCGCGAAGCTCGCGGTCTATCTCAAAAAGCTCTGTCCGACGAGCTTGCAAAGCTCGGCTTGGTCGTTCGCCGGGAGACTATCACACAATGGGAAAACGGTACACGCGATCTGAAAACAGAGTACCTTGCAAGGCTGTCTGAGTTTTTCGGTGTATCATCTGACTGGCTGCTCGGATTAACGGGCGCACCAGAAAGAACTCCTGCTGCTGCGGATGAGCTGGGGCTGTCATACAAAGCGGTCGATGCCTTGCGAAGTTTATCGCAAGAAGAAATAGCCTGTATCGACCGCATGATCTGCTCACGAAGCTATTTCCTCGCCGACAGGATCAGCGCGGTAATTGCCGAGTGGAACACAAAGAAGCGCGTTCGCGTGCGTAAGAAACGTTAGTTGCCGCCGAAGCCCATCTGTCGCGTCGCTGCTGGACTTGCAAGTTTAGGCAGCGCAAAGCGACGAGAGAATCAATGGGCAGATATAAAAACAGCGTAGCGAGCCGCCAGAGCCGCGCAAAAAAGAAAACCCCTCACATGACACTTCTGCCATGCGAGGGGTTTGTTCATGTGTTCAGATAAAGGCGCTGTCCACGTTGTCCGATGCGTCCTGCTCCTGAAAGCCGTTTGCCTTGGCGGCTTCAAACGTGATGCCGCCACGCTTGTGGTCGGACTTGACCAGCTCAAAATAGCACTTGCCGCCCGTGATGATGATAACCTGCGCCAGACTGAGCGCGGCTGTCAACCAAGCGGCAGAAGCCATATAGTTGGACTTGATGCACAGGCGCATCAGGTAAATACATTCCTGCGTGATAAGCAAGCCAGACCCGACCAGCAGGAAGCAGACGAGTTTGCTCGTGTCCAGCTTCTTTCTCCTGCGCTTTTTCTGAGCCATCAGATCATGCCGAGCTTCTGCGCGAAGCGGTAAAGAACCGTGACGAGCTGCTCGCGCGTCATCATGTCCTGCCACATGAAGTTCGCGGAGCCGTCGGGCAGCGGTGCGCCGCCCTGCACGATGCCGTTGTTGACGGCCCACTGGCGAGCAGCTTCGCTCCAATCGCTGCAGTCATTGTCCTGAAGATCTTTCCGCATTTCGCGGAAAAGCTCTGTGAAGGTTGCTTTGTCCATATCGTCGTCCTCCTTTTCTCCGTTTTCCAACACCATGACCGTATGCCCGGACGATACCAGAATATCGCCCCGGCGCAGGTAGGCGTCAGATGTCAGGTACTTCCGGTCAGTCAGCAATTCAAATTCTCCCGTAGCAGGGAAGCAGCGCATCATGCAGTAGGTCGTGCAGGAATTGCCCTGCTTGCGGTAGGTTTCTTTCAGGGCGTCGACGCCAGCGGAAATTGCGCAGAGCATCATAAACGCGCTGCAGTCCGTTTCTACGGGCTTTGCGATCTTGCTCAGAATGAAGTCTACCGCTTCCGCAGCGACGTAGGCTGTGTTGCGACCGTCCTGATCGTACCCGATGTTCTTGTTGCCGACACCAGCTTCGCACGCCCGTGCGGCTAGCTCGGCTTTCCTGCGGTCCTTGAACCGGAGAACGCCGAGCCAGCTTCCAGAGTACCAATACGCGAAGTTTAATTCGCGACCGGTCTGATTGCCGGGTTTCTGCCCATGCGCGCCGGTTTCGCCGAGCGACGCCTGCCCGATGCGTACGCTCATGTTTCGTCGCCCCCGGAGGTCGAAAGCTCACCGACAGCCAAAACGCCGCTTTTCAATTCATAAACGGCGGACTCGATCATAGCGTCCAGTTTGGCTTCGTCAACCGTAATGCCGCGCTGCTTGAGCCATTCCAAGACATACGCTTTCTTCTCAGGACCGCGACCGGAGCCGTTGTAAATCTGCTCTGCGGCAGATACGGCAATCTTCACCCATGCGTTGATTTCTGCCTGCTGCTGGGCTGTGGTCTTGCTCTTGATGTACGGAATGACAATGACGGTAATGACTGCTGCGATCAGCGCAAATACCGCCTGAATGATGGTGGTAATGTTGTATTCCATGAATCGTGTTCCTCCTTAGTCATACAGGGCGTGAATGCCCTGCTTTGTCAAAAAATCCTTCTGCTTATGCTTGATGTTGGCTGCGTAGTTCAGAGCATCGTGCATATCGCCGTTGCAGTTCGCGTCTGGAATGCGCTGTACCGCCTTGGCGGTTGCTTCGCCGAGCGCGATTGCTGCGCCTGTACTCTGCACCATGAGCAGAAAGAAGTCTTTCTGCGCTTCCTCCTGCTCTTCGGCGCGCTTATCACGCGCCGCAATTTTCCGTTCCAGTTTCCAGACGATAAGGCCCATGATGGCGGACGGAATCCCCATAGCCGCGACAAACGCGATCAGAAACTCACCAGCGTTGATTGTCATAATCACTTTCACCTCTACTTGCAAAATGCAGGAGAGGCAGACCGTGCCGCCCCTCCTGCTGCGTGTCAGATCTCTACTTCGAGATCCTTCAGGATTTCCTCGACCTGCGGCTTGATAAGAGCCGGCACCTGATCGAGCGTCTTCTTGCCCTTGATAATCAATGTAGCGTAAACGACTGCCATGGTCTGCACCTCCTTCCCAAGCAAAATGGTCAAAAGAAAAAGTCGAAGGCGCTTCATACGCCCTCGACCTCATCTTCTTCAAGGATACGCCGGACTTCCTCGCGCAGTCGTTCCGGCACATCATCAAGTGTTTTCAGCCCCTTTCGGATCAGCTCGGCATACACTTTCGCCATATCCATCAACCTCCGATCACAAGCTCATAGACGTCACAGAGCGCAAGCTGCGCCTGCGTGATCTGTGCGGACAGTCCTTCATTGTTGCTTTGCAGGTCGCTTACCTGCTGTTTCAGCTTCGGAATGGTCTCCTTTTCGGCTTCGGCCAGCTTCGCCTGCGCGAAATAGCCGTCGAAGCTGCCGAGAATATCATCATAGATCCCGTCATAGAATGGCAGTTCCAGATAATACTCATCGTACTCGAAGCCGGAGATCGTCAACTCGCCCTGCGTTTCCGAGAACGGAGCTACGTTCTCATAGAACCGCACAAGGCAGTAGCCGGGCTTGTCAGGCTGCTCCTCCAGCGAGAACGCATTTGCCGGCGCATTGTCGCCTCTTACTTTCATTTCGCACAACCTCCTTCAAGATTCGTACCCCGATAGGGTCAACATACTTTTTCCGCGCCATAACAGAATCACAGTGCTTGAGCTGACCGATTCTGCTCAGCAGACCGGCAGCGGACGAATAAGAGATCCGCTGATGCCGCTCGATCCGCTTGCGGACTCTACGGCATTGCCGTGTGAAGCGCAGGAAATTCTTACGCCGCATGGTGGTGTGGTCGCGGTAGAACCGATACCCGACAAAGTCCAGCGCCCGCGCCCGCAAGGGAAACACCTGCCAGTTTCCTTTCATCTGCAGGCGCAGCCGCTTTTGCAGATACTCGGCAACCGCTTTACGCGCGCGGTGCAGCTTTTTCTTGTTCGGGCCGAACAGAACGATGTCATCCATGTACCTTGCGCTGTACTTCACGCCGTCGAGCGTCAAGATGTATCGGTCGAGCGATTCAAGGTAGAAGTTCGCAAGCCATTGGCAGATGAAAAAGCCGATGGCAAGCCCCTGTTCGCAGGTCTGAAGAATATCCCATGTCAGCTTCAGGTATTTCTTGTCCTTGATCTTGTGTGCCAGCATCCAGATCAGCTTCCGGCGGTCGACAGAGTGGTAGAAATGGTGAACATCCATTTTGCAGACGTACCGGCTTCCTTTTTTGCCGTGGTGAATGACACGCTTGCAGCGCCGAAGCGCGTGCTTTCCGCCGCGTCCCGGTACTGATGCGCAGCACCAGTAATTCATCCCGCGCAGGAAGACCGGCGCCGCCGCCAAGACCATCAACGTGTGGACAATGCCGTCGGGGAAGAACGGAACGTATTCGATCTCTCTCCACTTTCGGCTGCTGTTGTCGAAGATCTTGCGCTTCTTCGGCTGGGCTGGGGCGAAAGTCTGCGTCTGCAGAAGATCATAGACGCGGTCCGTGTAGCCGTCCACGTCGGCCAGCACCCGTCTTACGTCGCGCCGATCGTGTTTGTCTTTCGCGCCAAACACAATGGCTTCACGGATGTGTTCTTTGTCACACATCCATTCATACAGGAATCCTTTTCTTTTTGGCATTTGCCTCGCTCCTTGTTTGCCATCGGGATCTTTCCAGATACCTTTCGGCCGTACTAAAGCCCGTCCTGTAGCGGCAATATTTTCACCAAGCGGTGTGGGAGAGCCTGCGCAAAGAAATGGAGCATACAAACAAGTAGGCGCGCGCCGATGTTCGAGTTCGCGTTGGACGAATTGTAGTTGCCATTGAAAAAGAACAGGCCGCAGTTCGCAGCATCATTCCTGTAGTAGCCGCCGACGCAGAGAACACACCAGCCAGAATTCGAGTTCACGTGAAGCCCAAAACACCGCACAAGCTGCGCAGACAATCCCGTCGAGAATTATACTGTCTATGCGCTGGGAAGGTCTGAAAACGGGAGAAAATAACGAAATGCGTTATTTTGAAAAAATATACGCGCCGCGCTTCGCGCGGATATATAGGTAATGGCGCTGCCGCGCCAGAGCGTAAGACGTGCCGCTCTGAAAACGGAAGCCCACGGGGGCTGCGGCCCCCGGTCCCCCATTAGGGGACGTAAAGGAGGCGCGCGCCGACGTACGAGCCCGCGTCGGACGAATAGTAGCTGCCATTGAAAAAGAACAGGCCGCAGTACGCAGCAACATACCTGCAAGAGCCGCCGACGCAGAGAACACACCAGCCAGAATACGAGTACACGTAGTCTGGCACGTAGGTCGTGCCGCTGCCACCGGTTCCCGTCGGAATAAATGCCCATGGGAGGGCCGTGCAGTTTCCGAGCGTTTTGATATTGCCGCTGCTCGGCAGGCTGAGCCCAGCCGCCGTGTAGTTGGTGGACGTATCGTCTGCGTACTTCGACGGATCGGTGCAGATATAAGCCGCGCGGTTGTTGAAGTTGATGCCGTCAATCCAGTCATAGACATTGCCCCACGGGTTTTCAATGCCGCGATACTGTACGCCGCCATAGCCTGTCCTGGCGGAAGCGACCGTGCCGGTGTGGTAGGTCATGCTGTCCGTCGTACCCGTCTTCTGCAGCGAGGAATTGCCGACAATACCGTTGCCGATTTTGCTCTGGCTATCCCAGTTTGCATACTCGACGAGATAGAGCAGCCAGACCGCGCACCACGACGCATAATCGTACTGCTGCCACTTGCTGCCCTTGTTCCGGGAGTTTGTGCGGGCTGTGGCGCGTGTGATGTTCGTCAGCGGATTTGCACCAGATTTGGAAGCATAGCCGGAGATCGTATTGTATCGTCCAACATAGCGCCCGGAACCGGGGTGCTTGGCAAAGCCGGTGAACGGAGCATTGGCAACGTAATAATAGATCTTGCTCTGGCTGCTGTTATAGACGATCTTGTAGTAAAACTCCGGGATAAAGACCATCGTATCGTAGGACGTGCGGGAGAATCCGGACTGCCCCTTTTTGTACGACACAGCGCCGTTGATGATGTTGTATTCTTCCATGCCCTGCCACGGCATAAAATCATCAAACGGCGAGCTGCCAGCGCCTGTTCCGATGGCCGCGCTCGGCTCCGAAGACACGGCGGCATTGACGTAGCCGTTCGGGTCATTGCTCGGTGTCAAGCGGGAAAGCGCCGTCGAGGAATTGCTGTACGTCCAGCAGACACCGAAGATTGTCACGAACACGCACGATACCGTGCAGGTCTTGTTTGCAGGCGCGTTGTAGTTTGTGTCGCTGGCGACGGAAACTGTGATCGTAACCGTACCGGAGTTTTCATCCACGCTCGTCACGGTCACGACATTTCCAGAAAGCGAGGCCGTGGCGATCTCCGGGTGGTCGGACGAAACGGAGATTGTACCCGTGCCGAGCCGCGTCACGGTGAAGGAATCCGTCAGCTTTCCATCCTCCAGCGTGATTGTAGTCTTGCTGAGTGTCAGCGAGCCGTCTGCTTTGCCGATTTTCCACGAGACAGTTTTCGGCGCCGTCGTGCCGTCTGCCCACTGGTAGAGCGCCGTATCTTTCAGCGTGAATTTTGCACTGTATGTGCCGGCGTTCGTGCCGCTGGTCGTGCCGCCGAGCGTCATCTTTGCTGTATCGTAGTTGTACCACGCCGGGCTTTGCGAGCTGCCCGAATACGTCAGGCTGCCGCTCTGGCTTGGCACGGTCACATTCGTCTTGGTGACGGTGACGGCCTGCGTTGCGGTGCAGGAAACGCCGCCCTCCGTGTAGCGAATCGTGACGCTGGTGCGGCCTGCTTCCAGACCGCCGCTCGGCTCGACCGAAACGCCTGTTGCAATCAGCGTGGCGTCGTTGGAATACGTCGCCTTGACAACCATGCCAGCCGTCGAAAACTGCTCACCAGCCTTGTAGGCGGTCTTCGTAGGCGGCGTTGTGATCTCAATGGACGCGAGCTTGATACTGCCGCCGCTTCCGCCGAGCATCTGAAATACTTTGCTCATTGTGCGACCTCCGCTCTGTAAATATTTACTGTGATTGCGCTTGTCGGCGTATCTGTGCAGGTAAACGGCATTTTGCCGTTCTCCGTAACGTCACCGACGCGGATTCCTGCGTCGCCCCACGCCGTGAGGCTGTCGGCCGTCGGCGTCACGATATAGGCATACTCGGCGTCAAGGAAGCGCGCGTCTTCCAGCGTCTGTGCAAGGTTCGACCATCCTGCGACAGAAAGTGTGAGCGTGAACGCGATGCCCTTGCCGGCTTTTTTTGCAAACAGGTCAGCGTGGGCCTGCGCAGCGGTGTTGTGCGTGGTAACTGCGGACGAACCAGCGCCTTTCGATTCAAAGTTGCTGGAATCTTTGAACGCGGCTGTTCCGAGATCCGCAAGCCACTTCATAATGCGACCGAGAAGGACTTTCATTTCCAGACCGGATTCGAGCTGCGTTCGCGTCGCGGACTGCGTGAAGGTGGGTTTCAGAGTGCCGCCGTCGCCGTCCGTATTCAGTTTCGCATCGAACAGGGCTTTGTGTGCGGCCTTGGACTCGTTGTGATTCTTGACGGCGTCTTTCTCTTCCGCTCCGACCATCTCTGCGGTATAGTCGCCGTCTTTCGGAACAACTGCACCGGAGCGGTTATTGAACGAAGTGACACCGCCTGCGGGGCCGAGCAGGCTCACGGGCTCCGGATTCGGAAGACCGCCGTCGTTTGTCCAGCTCAGAATACCGGCGTCGGTCACGTGTGGCGTAAAGATTACGCCAGGATTGCCCTGTGTGCCGCGCGATGGATACCCCGAATCGACGAACGCGCCCTGTGCGCCATCCCACACGTACCAGTTTTCATTTGCGCCGATATAACAGGCTCTGCCTGCAGCCGACACCAGCGCAGACGCAGCGGCGCTGATAAGCTCAACTTCGGCATCGGTGAGCGTTTCAGCAAGGGTGCTGATCGGAACACGGCGAACCTTGCCGCCAATCGATGCGAGGATAAAGTCGGCAATCGCCGCAGAAGCGGCAATCGGCTTGGAATTTACGTTTTCTACTGCCATACGATCACCCCTTACAATTCTGTGACGAGCGCCTGCGGCATGATCGCGGCGTTCTTTCGGTCTTCCGTGATGGCGTTGATCTCACGCATGACAAGGTTCGTGAAAGAGAGATCCGCCGTGACGATGCCCATGTGAGACAGCAGCCGCAAGCAGTAGATGAACAGAGCGTCTTTGACGCGCTGACAACCGCAGCGTTCGTTCTGCTCGAAGATCGTTTTCACCCACGCGAGCTTTTCATCGGTCGACAACGCCATCAGGGTTTTGCGCGTGAAGAAAGCGCCGACCGCCGCAGAGAAATAGTCATATGCGACCACGCTGGAAAGGCCAATGGCGGCGTATTCTGCCTTGACGCACTTTGCGGCTTTTTCGGGCGCGATCTCGCCAGCGTACATTCGCTTGTTGTAGCAGACGATAATCATGTTGAGCGCGTCGACGAGTTTGTCGATGCTGCTGCCGATTGCCGCTCGCAGCTCACTTCGCTGCTCGACGGAAACCGTGTCCGTCTGTAAAGCGATTGCAAGGTTCGCCGCAGCAATTTCGTATTTACTTGCAATTTCCAAAGGGCTACCTCCTTACTTCGATACGGCTGTGCAGTTTGTGCCGCAATAGCCGCAGGACGTCTGGCACGAAGTCGTGCAGCCGGCAGAGCAGAGGCCGAGGCACGAGCCGACGCAGCCAGTGTTGCCGCAGGTCACTGTGCAGGACGATTTGCAGCCACCGGAACAACTGCTGGAACAGCCGCCAGAGCAGCTACCGGAGCACCCGGAGCAGCTACCGTCGCAGGAACCGGAACAGCCGCCCGTGCAGTTGCCGCCGCAGCCGTAACAGCCGCCAGAGCAGGAGCCTTCGCAGGTGTTCGCACAGCCGCTCCCGCAGCCGGTACAAGATCCTTGACATTCTCCGGAACACGTCGTTTCGCAGCCGCCCGTGCAATCGCCAGAGCAGCCGGTGTAGCAAGCGCCCGTGCAGGACGTTTCGCAGTCGCCTCGCGTCTTGTCCGTCATGGGGCGTGTTTCAAAGAGCGTCAACGCCGCTTCAAACTCGGTAATGTCCTCGTCAAACACGATTCTGCGGCCGTCGAGGCTCGGCACTTTCTCGCTGTGGATCTTCGACAGCGGAAGCGCCAGCTTCTCATAATGCTCCACGTCGACGGTGTGATCTTCGGTGGGGCTGTTCGTGTATTCGTATTTTTCGCCGCCGTATTCCGCAACAGATCCGGTATGGCAGCGCCGCAGGCACTCGGCCTTGACACGCGCTTTCAATTCGGCGAAGCGTTCGGCCTCGATATATGCCATACTCAGTCCTCCTTGGAGATCGATTTGAGCATTGACAGCTCTGCATAGGGGATGATTTCAAGCGCCCATGCGTCCGGAATGTCCAATCGGTAACGCTCGGCGTCGCCCTGCTTGCGGTGCAGCTTGTTCCAGTAGTAAGCGTTTGCCAGCACGCGGGCCTTGTGCATCGGGCAGATGTACGTCACGCGCTTATCCGGAGTACCAGTGCATTGGTAGTTGTACGCGCTGCACCAAGAGCAGCCGGACGCGATCGGGCACGCAAAGCATTCGTCGGTGGACTGGCTGCGCCGCGTGACTGCGGCCATTTCTGCCACCCGCGCCCGATGCTCCGGAAGGACGTTGATGCCGTGTTCCAGATCACCAATGGCATAGGGCTTCTGGTCGCTGCCGAGAGACGTTCCCATGTAGCGCAGGCACGGGAAGAACAGACCGTCGCAGTCAACCGCCAGCATAAGCCCCGTACCGCCGCACCAGTTCTGATTATCGTTCTCCGGAAGCGGATGGCCGATGTTTTTGCTGAAGATCGATAGATACGGCTGCTCATCCGCAAGCAGGACAAAATCGGCGAGCCGTTTGAGCTGTGCGTAGAGCGTAGCCGCATGGTCGAGCGTCCAGCCCTTTTCATACACGCAGTTCAGATTGATTGCCCGATACCCCGCGTCCAACAGACCGATTACCGCGTGGTACAGATAATCGACGTTGCCGGGAGCAATCGTCATCTTCGAGCCAAGGGCATTTCCCTTGGTCATGTAATCCTTCGCGGCCGCGATGGCAAGATCATAGCTGCCAGAGCCGTCCGGGAACACGCGGCAGGAATCGTGGAGCTGCTTATCGCCGTCAATGCTGATGGAGAGCGACAGGTGCTTTGCCCACTTATCCAAAAACCGCTGCACCTCCGGTCGGAAGTACAGCGTTCCGTTTGTGGACATCGACGCTTTCCAGCGCGTCGCCCATGGATGATGCAGACGGAAGGTCTGCGCCACGAAGTAGTCGAGGATCTGGTCGATCAGCTCGACTTCCAGCAGCGGCTCACCGCCGATAAAGTCAAGAACGACCCCGGCAACCTCCGTGGACGTGATGTACTGATTTGTCCGCTCGTCTGCGGCAAGCAGCATATCGACGGCGGCCTTGGCGGTTTCAAGTGACATCTTCCGGTGCGTCTTGCAGCCCTGATAGCAGTAGCTGCAGTGCAGATTGCAGTCCTCCGTCACCTGAAACGTGATGCACTTGGAGTGCGGCGAGTTGATGCCGAGCTGGATACCCGGCATGGGGAAAAGCCGCGCCAGCATATCGGTGAAGGTTTCCTGTGGCCTAATCATCGGTCTGCTCCCGCGGCGTCACCGTCACCGTGGCGGTCGAGAAATCAAGCACCCAGTCAACCGCTGCATTGCCGACAGAAGGAATGATAAACTCGCGTTCCAGCGTCGCTTTTGCGATCTCATACTCCTTGCTCTTGCCGAGGTAGTCTTTCATCCATGCGTTGTAGGCGTCGGTGTCCTTCAAGCCCTGCTTCGCCGCCATGAGCAGCAGCTCCTGAATGGAATTGCGGTCATAATGCAGGGATTCGATGTAATTTGACAGTTCGGCTTCGATCTGAATTTTCATGCGCGTATCCCCCTAGAATCAAGAATAAGCAACCGGAACGTGTGTCCACTCCGCGCCGTTGTGGTATTTCAAGCCGCCAGTGACGGGCGTCGGGTCAATCCAAAAGAGATTTGTCTGCGTCGGCGGTGTGCTGCCCGTGACAAACATGGACAGACTGGACAGCTTCATGAAGACAGGTGCGGAATCAGGGCCCTGCGCCAGAAGTGAAACCTCCGATGGTGCCGAGACCTGCCCAAGCGATTTCTCACCGTCCGCGAAAACGATGCAGTTCTTCGTCCACTCATTGCGACCAGTGCCGCCGCGCTGCACAACGACTGTGCCGTCATTGATATCGGTGGCATTGTGTGAATGCTTCGATGCAGCAGCTCCAATGTCGCCGGGTTTTACATTGTGCGGATTGTTGAAATCGGAAAGGTGCGATTTCAGAAGCGACAGAGCTTTTGCAATCTTTCCGAGAATAGACCCCATTTTTTCTCCGGAGCTGATGTCGCTCAACTCCTTTGCAACAGCAAAGGACGGTGTCTGATCGATCAGGGCCTTGTTTTCCACGTTGCCCAGACCAATCTGTTCCTTAGTGACCTTGTGTGGATTGTTTCGATCGTTTTTGTGATTGTTCAGTTCCGTGACGGTTGCGTAGACCAACGTTTCGCCGAGCGCCGCAGACACGTTTTCGGCCTCACTGACGAACACCACAAAGTCGTACTGCGATGCAAGCAGGCGCTCGACGTTGGGGTTGATATAGTCGGCCTTTTCGACCTCTGTTTCTTCCCAGATGCAGTAGCAGAGTTCCTTTGTAGAATCGTCGGGGTCCTCGACGTAAATGCCAATTTCGGTTGCCCAGAAGCCGGTGATCTCCAGCTCGACGTTTTTGAACGACACCGACAACGTGACGTACTTTTCGCTGCGCGTCGCGGAAGCGATTTTCAGAGAGAGCAACGGGTTCTTCAGATCGTTTGCGCCGTCGCCCGGCGTACCGTTGCCGTATTTGATGCGTGTGAATTTGATCGCGTCGCCCATGAGCCCGCGAAGCATGACGTTGTACCCGTCAGGGGTCAGCCAGTGTGTCATACCGTTGCCTCCTTATCCATCATAATCAAGCCGCCATCCCAGTCGCACAGAGCGTTCCCGGCTTCATCGCCCATGATGTCGATGTCCGTGTTGACCTCGCCCGTGGTGAGCTTGAATTTCTTCGTGACGCTCATAACCGCGCCGAAGTACAGAATCAGCTCCCGGACAGAGATCGCGCGAATACTGTCCAGCACCGCGCTCTTACGGCTGACCACTTCGAGGATCTGCAGGAACGTGCGGATATTGTCGTTGACTTGCCGAATGTCAACGTCGAAGATGCGATAGTGATTCGGCTCGCCGCCGTATTCAAACCATTCCTGCACCTTGCCGGAGCCGAACGAGGTGGACAACGCCAGCTCGACGGCGTACTTTGTGCCGAGGTGACGGCGAACGTGCCAGGACTCGCGGAACGTAGCGCGCTTCTGCTCAATATCCCAGTCGTTGTCCCACCAGCTTACGCCGAAGTCATGCGCAAGCTGGTCGAGAAGATCTTCGGGCAGCGTGTCGATGTGCTGATAGAGCATATTCTGCTCGATCTCGGCCGGCCGCGCCGTCAGGATCTCCGCGACGCCGGTTGCGAGCGCGAGCATTTTTTCATCCTGCCGCAGCACATCAGGGAGGACGTTCAGCAGGTTCTCAACCGTGAGGCCGTACTGCTCATTCATCCTCGTAGCCTCCGTTCACGATTGTTTTTGTTCCCAGCTTCGCAATCTGCGGCGCGGCATTGTTTTTGCCGCCCTCCAGCACCTTATAGGCCGGGGAGCGCAGCACGATCCGCTTGACGCCCGTGTGGAACAGGAGGTCGCGCAGCTTATCCGGGTTAATATCGCGGCCGAGCTTGCCGGACTGCCAAGCGATGTATTCCTCGACGGCTGCGTCTACGGCTTCCTGAATTGCTGCACCGGAGAGCGTCGTGTCGGTGGGGACATAGTAGGTGAAGTCGATATTGTACGAAACGAGGCCAGGGTCTTTGACGCTGACATAATCGGCCAGCGGCCGCACCTTGCTTTCATTGCAGGCGGCAAGAACGGCGTTCTTGATCTCTGTCGTGGCGATTGTTCCGTCATTCATCAGGACATAAATATCGACGTGTCCTGCACCGTCAAAGGTGAGCGACACGTCGATCTGGCTTGCGCTTGCCAGCGCACCGTCCGCGGCGATTGCAACTTGCAGCAGGCCGTTTTCGTAGGTGGCGGTATAATCTGTGTCGGCGCTCGCCGCCGTGCTACTGCCCTTGGCGTAGACCGCCAGAGAGGACAGGTCGATGGTGTCGCCACCCCAAAAGGCGTACTTGACGCCGCCTTTCGTGTAGAGATCAAGCGTCACTTTCTTTACGACAGCCGGGCGAACAGCCTGCACGTCGGCAATCTCCGTAGACACGGATTTTGCGTGGTAGATGTAGGAGCCGACCGCGCCGGCCGTCGAAAACGCGAACATGGATTCGCGCATCAGCTCATAGAATTCTTCGTCGCTGGCGATCTCCGAGCCATCGTCGGAGGTAGTGATATTGGTGCAGGACGTGTAATAGTCGAACACGTCGACGATCACGTTGAGCTGGCCGACGGCGTAGCCGTTGCCAACCGTTCCGTCCGTCTGGCACCGGATGGCGGTGTCGACGTAGGTATCGCCTGCGCTGATGTAGGCGTCGGCAACAGTCTCCCAGATCAGGGTGTTGCTGGCGTCTGTGACGCGCGTCCCCTTGGGGACGAGGATGGCGAACGTCTGCGCCTCGGAGATCGTAAACCGTTCCGTGCAGTAAGCAGGTTTTGCCTGTGGGCGCTGCTGCAGATAGTACAGTTCTGCCAGCGCGTCAAGGTTCTTGCCTTCGGCGCGGCTCGGAATATTCTGATTTGCGGTGTAGTTGTTGTAGACCCGCTCCTGAATGATGACGCTGGCTACCCATTGCGCGAACAGCTTTTCCGGACTGGCGGGGCGGACGCTTACTCCGGTCAGGTTCTCATAAACGGTAATCAGAAAATTTGTGATTTCCGCAGCGTCGGTCGAAACGAACTGAAATTCGGTATTACGACTCATCGACGATTTCCACCTCCACGATAGGGCTTAGAACGCCCTGCATTTCTTCCTGCGTATCAAAATCGACGCTCTTGACACGGACACGCGGCTCATATTCCTCAATGGCCTCGCGGATTTGAGAGAAAAGCAGCACCTTTGCCGCAGGAATCGGGCGGTCGATCAAGGTAGCGTCAATACCGAAGCCGCGATACATCGGGCAGGAGCCTTTGATCGTCCGCAGGATGATGGACACGTTCTGCAGAATGGATTTTACAGGGTCGGTTTCGTTCAGGCTGATCGGCCCGATCTCCGACATGGTGATTTTGTAGCCCATAGTGTGCGCCCCTCATCGTAGATATTCCTGCAAGGAAATGCTCAGCGTCGCACTGATGATGTTTCCATGCCCGTCATAATGCTCCGCCTTGGTCTTATGGCTCAGGATCGTCCAGCGATAGCGGCCGTATCCATGATTGCCGATCGTAAGCGGCAGCGTCACGCCCTGCCGTTCCAGATCGAACAGCCGCCAAATCTCGGACATTGGGTCAACGCCGAGGGAAGCCAGAAGCTGAATGTCAAAGGTGATCTTCGCAAGGTCTGTGCCGGTGTATTCCGAAATGCTGTTGCCGGCATGGAGATCATGCGTGGCGTACCGCGCAGAACCGGACCATACGAAATTGCTGATCGTTTTCAGTGTGCGCGACGAAACTGAAAAGACGATGTCTCCAAGTGCTCCTACAATCATCCGATACCTCCAAGCACGAAGCCGTCTCCGTTGAACACAGGCAGATAGAGCGTGAGGACGGTATCGTTGACAAGCGGCATCCACGGCTTGATTGTGAGGTCGTGCTGATGCCCGTCTTGCAGCTCTGTCTTCTGCGGCGCAGGATCATAAGCTGGAATGTGCGGGTGCGTGTCCAGCACATAGAGCCACCCGGACGTCATATTGCAGTCCTGAAACTTCACTCGCGCTTTTCGCTTGGCATTGTCGATGTCCGTCACAGTTCCGACGCGAACGAGCCGCTTTAACACTTTTTCTGCGTCCATCAATATCCCTCCAATACCATGCGCAGCGAGATCTGCGTTGTATAGCCGCCGCTGTCCAGCTTGTGGACAGCCTGCTTGATGATGTATTTTCCGTCGTAGCCGCCCCAGCCTTTGAGCGCGACATTGACGCCCGCAACGAGGTCGGTATCTCCCGGCAGCAGGAATTGTGCCTGGCGGCAGAATTTGTTGCGAAGACGGAGATTCTTTTCTGCAAGCTCCTTCGCTTCGTCCACTGTTCCAACCTTGGCGGTGATTTCAAGCTGCTGATTGTTCGGGTCTTCGGTGTATCCCTCGACCTTGGCGATGCCCTCAATACACTGTCCGGTTTCGGGGTTGACGTAGGACACCCGGCACGACGCATACTGCGCATCGGCTGCGCTGGTGCTGAGCTGGTACGTCTTATAGCTGTGGTCATAGCGTCTGATGGTGCGGACTTCTGGCTTCTGCTCATACTTGCGCTGATCGAACAGTACAAGGATCCGGTTTGTTGCCTTGAGAGAAATGCCGGCATCATGGCAAAGCTGCGACAGAAACTCAATGTCGCTCATGTCGATCTGCTCGACGCGCTCATAATATGGGTCGCTGTCCGATTCATACATGCAGGTCATACCGCCGCTCCCGGCGATTTCATTCGCAATGCCGCTAAGCGTGTAGCTTTCCCATGCCTTGCTCTTGCAGGTCTGCCGGAGCTGCGAAGAAAACGGAATCGAAGATCCTTTGATGCAGACTGTGTTCGGTGGCCCGCTGCAGGAGATGTTGTCAAGCTCAAATTCTCCGCACGGCAGCACCGCGTCGGAGCCGTCGCTGTTCCAGTTCTCACGGACAAACACAACGTCCATGGCGAGCCGTTCTTCTGCGCCGCCGCCATCGGAGGATGCACCCTGTTCGCCAGAGGAAGTAGAAGATCCTGAGCCGCTGCTTTGCGTGCCTGCCTGTGCAGAGGCAGCAGAGCCGCTCTGCGTGGCGCCGCCAATTCTGCCCCAACTGATAATCCCGGCTCTGCGGGTGTTGATGTCTGTGATCTGGACGCACGAACCGGTCGCATTGACCATTTGCCCATTGCCCATGTAGATACCTACGTGGTCGACAACGCCCTGCGTGCCGAAGAAGATGAGGTCGCCGGGCTGCGCTGTGGCTTCGTTGACCGGTGTAGCCATATCCTTGTAGCCCTGCGCGGTCGTTCTGGGAACGCTGATCCCGGCTTCGTTGAGCGCGTAGTAGACAAGACCGGAGCAGTCAAAGCCGCTCGGACTGCTGCCGCCCCAAACATACGGTGTACCGAGATATTTGTTTGCTTCGCTGACAACGGCATCGCCAGACGCGCTGCCGCCAGAGGGTGATGCCCAGGACAGCTTTTCAGAGATCTCATCGAGCCACTGCGTGAGCCAGAGATCGTCGCGGTCTTGAATTTTGATTTGCAGATCGTCCGTTTCGTCTTCTTCGTTGTCCGTATAGGAGATCGACAGAAGATATGGCTGAATGGATTTTGTGATGTCGATGCCGCCGAAGGAAACCTCGGCTTTTGTGCGTCTCGCAAGATTTCGGCTGCTCATCGCTGCACCTGCTTCCACGGCGGCAGCGTAGATGCGCTGCGCTCCACCACATCAGGGATTGTCAGCATGACGCCTGCGGGAAAGGAGAAATAACTGAGCAGCGAGCTATTGGCATTCATCAGATCGTCGGTATAGTCCACGCTGCCCATCTCTTTGTAGGCGATCATATCCCACATATCGCCCTGCACAGTCGTGTAGATTCTGCTCATCTGTACGCCCCCCGTTGCGCGTTGATATTGTCTTCACGAATCACCGCGCGCACCTGTGCGGCAAATTCCTCGCCATAGGCTTCAAGGCGCTCCATAACGCCGTCGTTGACATCGCCCTCGACGGTGATGTTGACCTGCACCGGAACGGAGCTGTCCGAAGTGGAAGTCATAGCTTCGATGGCGCTGTGTGTGTCGGCCGCGTTCAAGACCGCTTCACCGCCGTGCATCATCACAAACTCCGGGCCTTCTTCGCCGACGAGGGCAAGACCGGCCTCGGCAGAGGTTGTGCCGCTGGCATATCGGGAGAACCCGCTCATGCGGCGGCTCGAAGCAACAGAATTATTGTTCTGCACGTTTCGGCTGAGAGCAGCGAGGGCGGCGTATCCGAGCTGGGAATACGCCGATTGCACGGTCGGCAGCATTCCGGTTGCACCATCAATGAAGCCCTGAATGGTCGCACGACCGGCTTCCGCAGCCTCCGTGCCAAGATCCATGTCGTCAATGGTGGCTTCGAGATCTCCACTGATCGCGTCCATAGTTTCAGAGAAGCCGGTGCGGAAGTCTGCGATGTCCTCGGCGGCTTTATTCTGTTCCTCGCGCAGCTTATTCCAGCTTTCGACCATCGCGGCCAATTCTTCATCGCTGGCCGCAGCCATGCCGGCAATCGCATTCACACTGTCGGAGCTGCCGTCTGCGAAAGAACCGATCATTTCGGTCAGGCCCTCAATATCACCAGCCCTGTCACGCAGGCTGGCCAGATTATCGTTGTAGGTCTGCCAATGCGTGATCTGGCCTTGGAGATTGCTGTTGATGCTGGACGCAGAGGTCGCGACGATGCTGTCCGCCTGCTGCCAGAGCGCATATTGGCCCTGAACGCTTTCTGCAGCAGCTTCGTAGGCTTCCTGATACGCCTGCTGAAGGGCTTCAACACATTCCTTGACGTTGCTGATCTCGGTGTTCAGCTCACCGAAGCCGCGGCTCGCGTCCTCGGTTGCGGTGGTGGAATCTTCAGTGGCCGTTGTCAGGTTTTGAACAGCTTCCTCAGCGAGTGCAATTTCGTCCTGCGCGGCCTGCAGCGCGTCGTTGTCTTTATCAATGGCCTTCTGGTAGGCGTCGACAGCGTCCTGTGCCTCCATAACCGCTTGCGCGTTCTGTTCCAGCTTCCAGTTCAGCTCGTCGGTCGTTTCGCCGAGCCACATATTGGCGTCGGTGACAAGGCCTGTTTCCTCGTAGTATTCCTGAACCTTCTGATTGGCTTCCTGATAGAGACGATTCTGGCGTTCAAACTCGTCGTTCTGTGCTTTCTGCGCCACAGCCAGCTTGCCCTCAGCGTCGCGCAGACCGATTTTGTTCTTTTCTGCTTCAATCAGAACGTCGGCATTTTTGCTGTAAATCTCAGTGAGCTGTTCCTGATAGGCCTGAGCAATGGCGTTATCCTTCCAAGCCTGCGTATTGGCCCGCAGCGCCTCCGTGCCGCCATTGATCGTATCGGTTTCAAGATCGATGTAGTTGGCCAGATCCGGAACAGTCTGCGTCAACATGACGAGAATGCCATGATATTCTCGCTGCTGCTCCGCGCTCAGTTTGCTCAGAGAGTTCAACTCATCGAGACGGTCGATGTAATTGTTCGCGACATTCGCAGATGCTTCCGTCGTTGTGACGGTATCATCACAAGCGGCTCTGGCGTCGCTCATGGCGCTGTCAAGTTCACGCGCCGCCTCAGTCAGCTCCCGGACGGACGGAACAGCGTCGTCCTTGGAAGCGTCACTGAGCGCAACGATTCCAGCTGTCAATGCGGCCACGGCAGTTACGCCCAACATGATAGGACCGACGGCACCGCCGAACATCGTAGCCATGTCGAGCGCTTTAATGACTTTGGAGATTGCGGCGTATGCCGTCAATGCGACCGTTGCACCGCCGACTACGCCCGTGAATGTTGCAACGCCCTTGACGAGCGCAGGATTCTCCTGCACAAACTCGCCGAGGACGTTCAGCACGTCCGTACCGGCGTCGTAGGCATCACGCAGCGCCGGGGTAAAAGCATCGCCTACGGCAACCTTGAGGTTGTTGTAGGCGTTCTGCATCATATCCAGCTTGGATTGCGTGGTGGCGTATCGCTTGTTGGCTTCGTTCGTCAGAGCGATATTCTCATCCCACGCGGTATTTGCCGTCTGTACGGCGCTGTCCATCTGGTCTGCTGCCAGAGCGAGGGATTTGAGCATATTGCTCTGGCGAATGCCGGTAAGACCGAGGTCTTCCAGCACCAGAACGGCGCTTTCGCCCTGTTCGTCCAGATTGCCAAGCCCTCGGATAAAGGCTGTCAGAGCGCCCAGCGCGTCCGTATTCCACATTTCCGCGAACGAATCCGCAGACATTCCCGCAACATCTGCGAAGCTCTGTAAGGAATCCTCGCCGGTTGCAACAGCCTTTTCGATGGCGTTGAGCGTCTGCGTCATGGCCGTACCGCCAGCTTCGGCCTCGATGCCGACGGAGGACATTGCTGCGGCGAGCGCCATGATCTGCGGCTCTGTCAATCCGGCCAGCTTGCCGCCAGAGGCAAGGCGCGTACCCATCTGCGTGATCTCAGATTCGGTCGTTGCAAAGTTGTTGCCAAGATCGACAATCACGGCGCCGAGGCGGTCATAATTGTCTGCGGACATGCCTGTAATGTTCGCAAACCGCGCGAGGGCGGTTGCGGCATCTTCGGCTGTCATGTTCGTCGCTGTGCCGAGCATTGTCATAACGCGCGTAAAATCGAGCAGCGCGTCTTTCTGAATGCCAAGCTGGCCAGCAGCTTCAGCGACGGCGGCGATCTCGGTCGTAGATGCCGGGATCTCCGTGGACATGGCTTTAATTGCGTCCGACATATCTGCCAGTTCTTCGTCTGTCAGGTCTGTCGTTTTGGCGACGCCGGTGATGGCAGACTCGAAATCCATCGACGCCTGCACACACTCGTCAAAGCCTTCCTTTATTTCTTTAAGCGCAGCGGAGATACCAGCCGCAGCAAGAACGCTCGACACCGCGTCCACGGCCTGTGTCGCGCGGCTGCCGAAAGATTCTGCACTATCGGCCGTGTCGCCAAGCTCGCCGCGGGCCTTTGCAAAGGTCGAGCGAAACTCGCGGCCAAGCTGCGCTTCGAGCGCAAATAGCATCTCATATTCTTTCCGCGATGCCAATATCTCCGCCTCACTTTCACTTGCGTTTTTGTTTTCGCTTCTCCATTTCCTCGGCAATCAGCGCATTAGAGGCTTTCACCCATTGCGAAAATTCGCCGAGACGTAGAGATAACCAGAAATCTACCGGAGTATTGTTCGTCCGGGCCATGGCGAGGCATTGCCTGCGAAGCCATACGCCGCCATCTCCGACGATCACTCCTTGCGCGATAAAAAACCTCTTACGGTGTTCCGCAGACGGTTGAAATCGCGGATACTGAGCTTGCCCAGCGCATCAATACCAAGGGGGTCGGTACACGCCTTGACACATACGCGGATGAGGTATTCGCTGTCGAAATTCGCAACGATCACCGTATGGCCGAGCATCTGCAGCTCCCGTTCAATCGCCAGAGAGTCGCTGCCGCTCAGGCTGTCGAAATCGAACGTGAGGTCGGAATAGCTCTTGCCCTCATGCTCCAGAGGGCGCGTAAGATGCAGCGTGAAGACGCCATTGTTGGAGGTTGCTTCGTCCTGCTTCTCCGCGACTGCGAAGATGTTGCCGCTTTCTTCTGCGGCGGTGTTCTGCTTCTTGTTTTCCATGATTCGAGGCTCCTTTCAAAAATGACGGGGCGACGCATCGCGCGCCGCCCCAAAGATTTACGATTTACCGAGTGCCTTGCGGGTGTCGGAAAGATAGTCGACGCCGTTAAGCTCACAGATGTAGTTGTACGGGTCAAACTCCAAGACCTTCTTATCGTCAATGTACGTCACCCAGCGGCGCGTGGCGTAACTGCCAGAACCGTCTGTGGGAGCTGCCGGGGCAATATTGCCGTTCGACAGCGTCTTCGGAATAAGCACAAGGACGTGCTTGACAGACTGCGTCTTGTAAACACCTGCAATCGGGTCGTACACCTGCTGCGGCGCGCGCAGATCGATGTTGTGTTCGCGCGGCTCCAGCAGCTTCAGGCTGTCGGTGCTGAAGGTGCGGAATTTGATCTGCGTGGTCATGGCATTCATGTGACCGATGATCGGCGCCTCCACGTTACCGGCAATGCCGGCACCAGAGATAGTTGCGATGATGAAATCAACATCTGGCAGCGTCACGGAAGCCAGACCGAGGAAGTCTTTGGCATCTTCGTAGCACTCGAAGTTGATAACAGCCTGATCTACCATTCCCATTGTTCAGTCCTCCTTCGTCACGCCAGCGCGCTCTGCACGTAATCGGTGTCGTATTCGAGTACGAAGTCGATCTCCTGTGCAGGGCTGGGCGGCGTCATGTAGATGTGGATTCTCACGATACCGGCCATGAGATCCGTCATGGGATTCTCGGAGTCGAGGATCTCAACGCGGGCGCCGAGCAGATACTCGCTGCCCACAAGACCTGCGAGCCAGTTGTTCGCAGAATCCTTGATGTTGTCCAGCAGGCGCCGGTTCATGGGGCTGTCCGTCTTCGACCAGAACGTCTTGATGAGGGAGTTGCCGACCCACTTGAACATTCTGCTGATCGGGATGAAATAGTCCTTGATGTCGGTGTTGCTGGGGTAGCAGGCGGTGTAGTTGCCCCACGCCACGAAGCCATTCATAAACTTGAGCGCCGTGCAAATGCCGTTGGCGTTCAGAATGTTCGCCTGCTCCAGCGTGAGGGTGACGTCTGTGCCGTCTTCCAGGCAAGCACCGTCGCACTGGAGGGCCTTATTAGAGGGCGATTCATACGGCACACCGTCGTTGCCGCTGTCCACCTTCGCCATCAGGCCCGCAAGCTGGGTGGAGAGATGGAACTGCTTGCTGCCGAGCTTCACCTGCGGCCAGACTGCAATCTGAGCCGGGTCGATCAGGTTCGTCGCGGACTTCTTCGCGGCGACGGCGTCATAGCTGCGCGCGCCGCTGGCGGAGCAGTCAATATCGCAGATGGACTTTGCGCCGAGAATGCCGTTGATGACTTCGGCCTTCGCCGCCATGACGGCCTGCACCGTGCTGGTGTGCGACCATCCGGGCGCGATAATGAGGTCGGGCGTGGTGCTGACGGTTGCCATGCAAAGGTCGATGGCTTCGATGCCCTTGACGATGTCATCATCGTCGATGTCGGCGGTCTTGACCTTGTCGTAGCTGATAAAGAGTTTGGTCGCGGCCTTGGCTGCGCCGTCCTCGATCGTCTCGACGATAAGGTTGCCGTCCGAGTAGTACGCGGCATAGTCCGTGTCCTTGACAAGCGCCGATTCAGACGAAGACGCCGCCTTGACAACGAGACTGGACAGGATCGCGTCGAACGGCAGCTTTGCCTGCTTACCAGAAAGGGTGACTTCCGCGCCCGCGACGGCCTCCTTGTTGGTGCTCGGATCAAGCACGTTGCAGAAGATGATTGGCTGACGCTGGAACAGCTTGAAATGCGAGTACATGACTTCGCAGATCGTGTAGGTCTTCCAGTCGTCGGAATAGCCCAGCTTCTTTACCGCGTCTTCCCAGTCGGTGCAAAGCACCGGGGTAAAGAGCGCGGCCGGGGATTCTGCGGAGTGAACCGGTGCTGTGCCGACAACGAACGGCACACCGGATTCAGCGACAACGGGCGTCGAAACGCTCGTTTTCTGCTCCCGCACATATACGCCATGCTTCAATGGTTACTCCTCCTTCTTTCTCCGGTCTGCCAGCTTGTGATAATTCACATAGAGCAGATTACCGGGTGTTTTGACTTTGATTCTTGCCTCGGATACCTGATCGCCGGGAATAACCAGCGTGGCAATCAGCGGATATTTCTCAACCGCTGCCGAGATCTGCGCGAGCGCGTCCTGCTTGTCACCGTACAGAATACGCGCCTGCTGGATCGTGCCGACGATGCTCGGCCCGATGTACATACAAAAGCCGGCGCTTTTCGCACCGGCCTTGCCTTTGGCTTTTACCATGCAAATGCCTCCCTGTTGACACTGGGGATTTTCCATACCGACACCAGCTCCGCGCAGAAGTACGGTGCGGTGTTGTCGGTGTAGTAGAGTGTGGACAGCTTCTGTGAAAGATCCAGCGCAAACTGCTTGGCGATTACGCCGTGCATCAGAAGCTCTTGACGGAAATGCTCGACCGTCGTAAGCAACCGCAGCGCACCTTCCTGATCGTCTTCACCGTACACGCAGAAAAGAGAGCGGACCTCAACGCTGCTGTCCGTCGGCTCGCCGGGCTTCTGCTCATCTTCGCCAGTGACGATCTGATGCAGAATGTACGGCGCTTTCGAGGTCGCGGATTTGACATCGGGCAGACGCTGGCGGTAGACCAGCGGCGGGCGCTCGGCAGGTTCTTCCTCGTCGCCCTTCTGCCGCCGCACGGGAAGAAGAATTTCGCGCATGACCTCATTCGTGAAGCTCGTAAGCGCGTCCAGTAAATTCAGTCGTGTCAAAATTTAACCTCCCCATCCTGCAAGGATTCGGTTCACTTCATGCTCTAAACGTTCATCCATTTTTGCCATCGTCTTTTCAGCGAGGCTTTCCTGAACATCTTCGTTGCCGAGCATCTGCGGGACAGACGAACCCATGATTTCCTTGATCTCCGCGTCGCCAGTCGCCGTCTTGCCGCCGGTCCGCTCGAAAATGCCGATATGCCCGGATTTCATCTGTGCAACGAACGCGCGGGAGAACGTGGTCGGCGAAGTTGAAACGAGCTGATGGCCTGCCGCGGCAATGCCCGGATGAACCGGGCGAAGATTGCCGTTGACAATGGCCATGATGGTCTTATCGGGATTGACGGTCGGCGTCTTTGGAGACGAGCCGCCATAGCGCCAGAGTGGAATTTTGTTGCCGCGGAACGAGACACGCGCTTCAACACCGTTGAAATAGCGGTAATTGACGCGGATATTCTGTTCGGCGCGGATATTCTTCCGCGAGATGTCATACCGCTGCCGGATTTCTTTCGTGCTTTGCGTTCGCAGGAACGATACGGCACGTTTTGTCGCGGATTTCAGCGCACGTTCCATGCCGCCCGGCACATCAGCAAGCATCTGCTCTGCGTTCTGGAATTTCTCAGCGCCGATGCATTCGACGTAGAAGCTGCTCATTCGTCAAACGCCTCCAGTTCTACGCGAAGCAGGCCCAGCTCGCAGACCGACGAGGCGACGTAGAAGCGTCGGAAGAAGGTAGCGTCATCGGGATCGCTGATCTCCATGCGCGTCCCTTTTTCCGGTTGGTTGCCGCCGAGATCCTGAATCCTGCAATGCAGCACGGACGAAACGAGGAACAGCCCCTGAATATGATCGCTCATAAGCTGGCGGCGGTCTTTCTCTTTCAGTCCGGACAGCACAACCGGAATGCCAGCGTGATCCTCGCCGTCGTATGTCACGCCGTCGTAGACCACGATCCGCTTCTCTGCAAACTCGTCGAGGTTCATAAAGGTTCGCGCATTGTCACGCGCGACCATGTCCTTGAATTTGCTCATACCACCGGCGCGGCGGCGCTCAGATCAGGAAGATCATCCTCACTGATTTCCTCGCCTGGCTCGACGGGCACGGCGACGATTGCCGCAATCAGGTCATCTTTCTTGCGGAGCTTCGCCGTTTCAATGCCAAGCTCGGCGGCAAGCTCTTTGAGCTGTGCCACCGTCATTTCCTGTAGCTGCTCCGCGTCGAGATGGGCCTCTGCGCCGCTCTCTGCGCCGTTTTCTTCGCTGGGCATATCGGCGCAGGGGGTGTCGCCGCTTTCGACCGTGCTGCCGCTTGCAACAGGCGCTTCGTCTGCTTCGTGGACGATCGCTGCGACGCCGAGCGCGACGAGACGCCTTGCTTCGGCTTCGTCTACCTCGCAGATGCCGCCGCGCTCAACGAGCTTCGGCATGGCGTCCTTGGTCTTACGCCAGCCGTAGGAACCGCTGATAATTTCAATTTTCATGCCGTACTCCTTTCACGCGCCGATCAGGCCACGACGTTTGCCGCGTAGATGTACGGGCAGTAGTTTTTCGGCGCAGCCAGCGGACGGGCAGCCAAGCGCAGCTTGCGTCTGTCGTTGGGCTGGTCGAGAACAAACTTCGGGACGCGCTTCGCAACGTAGGTGGAGAAGTCGGTCGAGCCGTAATCAATCTGCGTGATCTGGCCGTACATCATGTGACCGCAGTCGGGAGCTGTGACCATTGCAGAGGTCGCGGGGAAGTACCGCTGCTCCGCACCGCTGTCATCGACATAGGTTTCGTCCACGCAAATCACGTTGAGGCGGAAACCGCCGAAGTTCAGCGTACCCATATAGGTAACGCCGTCATAGGGGCTGAGCTGCTGATCAATCGTGCCGATGATGATGCCGCTGTTGCGGTCGAGCAGGGACTTGACGTCCGTGAGAGCGAGGATCGCGTCTGCAACGTCGGAGCCGATCACGAGGTCTGCTGCCCGGAGGCCACGCTTGGACAGCTTGCGGCACATATTCTTCACGTCGGAGAAGAACGCCACACCCTTTTCGTCAGTTGCGTTCCACTTGGTGCTGACGGTGTAGGCGTGATCGCTCGTCGTGTCATAAAACTGCACATACAGCTTTTCACCTTCGGTCTTATCGTCGATGTACGACTGCATCGTGCAGGAGTTGTTGATCATGGTCTGGACGGCCATCCACTCTTCACGGCGGGTGATGCGAATGTCCATATCGGAAAGATCGTCACGCTGCAGGCGGGCGGCGCGCTGGGCCGGGGTGCTGTTGGCATAGATGGCTTCGCCGAAGCCGCGCTTGCGCAGATCGTCCTGCGTCAGCAGACGAGAAGGCGCGATGAACGCGGGCTGGTATTCGTGGATCTCAAAGCCCCGGCGTTCCATCGGAATATCACCGGCGCGGGAAGACACGAACGCCGCCATCTTGCGGTCGCCCTTGCGGTACTCGGTCAGCACCTTGTCGGAAGCGAAGATGTCGCCATCGCCCGTCGGGAAGTAGCGATCCTTGAAGAACGTCTGCTTGGGCACGATTTCCTCAACAATCGCCATCAGGATATAGGTATCAAAGAAGTTCAGTTCTGCACTCATAGTTGACTCCCTCCTTAGTCGGCAGCAGCGGCGTCCTTGAAGACGATACCGCGCATACGCAGATTATCTTTGTCGGTTTCGGTGATGCTGTAGCTGGCGGTAACGCTCACCTTGTCGGGGTCGAAGCAGCCGGCCGTGTAGACAGCTACCTTCTCATCGGCAGCGGTGCCGACCTCGATGTCATCACACAGAATGCAATCGGGGGTCAGCGTTTCGTTGCTGACAGCCGCAGTACCCAGCACCACCAGCTTGCCGTCGCCAGCCGTGCCGTAGGATTTTGCGAGAATCGTGCCGCGCTTGAGTGTGACAGCAGAAGTGGTCTGCTTGCGAATGGTGCCGCCGCGTACCTGAACGGCAGGCACGACGTCCGTGAACAGACCGTCGAAATTCATCTCACCGAGTTTCTTGCTCAGGTTCGTCATAGCTTAGCCCTCCTTCTTGCCGAACAGCGCAGAAACCTTGGCTCTTGCATCAGCCATCCGCGCTTCCGGGGTCTTCTTCGCGTCATCGTCTTCTTTCTCTTCCTCAGCGGGGGGAGGTGTCGCGCCAACGTCTTCAGCGTTGGATTCGTCGGCATCGTCCTTGAGGTCGGACAGGAATTTCTTGCCCTGCTTGGCGCGCTTCTTCGCGTCGGCCATTACCAGATCGGCGGCGGTGCAAGGCTTTTCGCCGTACTTGGCTTCGCGCACGTCGGCAGGATCGAGCAGGCTGGCGACTTCGTCAATTTCCTGCATCCGTTCCCGTTCAGCCTGAACCGCCGCATTGACCGCTTCGGTGTGATCGACAGCGGCCCGTGCAGCAGCTTCAGCCTGAGCGATTTCGTCCGGGTATTTTGCCCGGAGCTCTTCCAGTGTCATAGAGTTTCCTCCTTCTTCGCCGGGATTCTCCGGCTTGTTTTTATTCGCCTCAACCGGGGCCGCTGCCTCGGAATCGACCGTAGGAATGTTGTCCGGGGCAAACATGCCCGGAGCGAGGTGAAACTGCTTGCCGCGCACGAACAGGCTGCGCCCATCCGCGCTGGCGGCGATACCGACAGGCTCGGCATCTTCAATCAGTTCATCCGCGAAGCCCTTTTCGATGGCCTCACGACCTGTCATGTAGGTTGTATCTGCCATCATGTGCATGATGACTGTTTCGGAAAGCCCGGTTTTTCGCTTGTAGACCTCGGACTGCATCTTATCCCATGCGTCCTGCTGCGTAGCCTGCTCCCGCAGCTCATCGGCGTTATAGCCGCCGAAAAGAAACTGCCAGCACTTGTGAATCATAATGATGCTGGACGGATTGACCTTGACCGTATCGCAGGCGCACATGATGATGCTGCCGCCCGACATGGCTACGCCGTCCACAATACAGGTGAGCTTTGCGCCGCTCCGGGAAAGCTCCCGCAGGCGGTTATGAATCATATTTGAGGCTCCGGCGTCGCCACCGTAGCTGTTCATGCGGATTGTGATGTTCTTGCAGGAAGAAATCTGCTTGAGGTCCTCCAAAAACTCACTGAGCAGAATGTACTGCCCCTCGATGGGTTCGCCCCACCAGTTTGTCGGCTGCTGCTCATAGATGTCGCCATACATGGTGATCTCGGCCGAGCTGCCAGATTCATCCGTAGTGGCCATGGTATAGACCTTTTTGCTGATCGAAATAGCCGGCGCATTTTTCGTTTTCATGCCCGATTCCTCCTTCATTCTTCACCGCTCGCGGGCGGTGTGTTTCCTGCTGGCTGCTGCACACTCCCGATGGCCGCGAGCAATTCATTTTCACGCGCAAGCTGATCGACGTTTTCTTCCCAGTCGCCGCCAGACATTTCGCGCGTGACCTGATCGTTCGTCTTGATGGCGCGGTTGGTCAGCATCAGAGCGGCCTCGGCCTCCTTCTTCGGGTCGAGGGAGCCTTGCACCGGGCCGATCCAGCGAGCGCCGCACCACGCCTCGCGCAAGAGCGGATCTGTGTGGAAGCCCAGAGCATTGATGCGTCCGAGCGCAACAGCTTCAGCCATGAACAGCTCGTAGATCGGCTGGCAGAAGTCATTCACGAACCAAGACCGGCGCATTTTGAACGCTTCCCATGCTTCCAGCAGCGCACCGCGGCTCGCAGAATAGGAGCTGTTGAATTCCTTGATGAGTACGTCATAAGGCAGCTCCAGCGCCGAGCCGACCAGACGGCAAATTGTCTTCACGAACGTCTCGAATCCTGCGGTCGGGATATTCGGACTGCCGAAAACAACTTTCTCGCCGGGGGCAAGATGCGCTACCGTACCCGGCCCCATTTCGTACTCGTTGGGATCGTCGGAAATATTGCTCGCGCCAGCGCCATCCGGGCTGGCGGTCGGAACGCCGGCAATGTCTCCTGTACCGACTTCATTGAATGGCGTACCGGACGGATCGGTTTCCGTCTCAATCCACGCCGTGAAGAAGCTCTGCACCAGCGCGGCCATCAGCTCCGATTCCGTGTAGCGGCGAAGCTGCAGAAGCGGTTCAATAACCTGCGCCAGATACGGAACGCCGCGGTACTGATCGGGGCGCTCGCTGTCCATGATGTGCAGGATATTCGGCAGGCCGGTGCGCTCACCGTAGGCCGGGACGCGCGTCCATTCCTGCTTCTCGGTCGTGATCTGGTGCGGATAGGTGTTGCTGATGTAATAGGCGACGACGCGGCCGTTTTTGTCGACCTCCACGCCGTCGAAAACGCGGTGACCGGCGCCGGGCCTCCCGTCCGGAACGACAGCGTCCACGAAGCCGCCGTAGGTATAGCCTCCGCTGAAGTCGGTAGGCGTGGAAACACGGTCTGCCTCAATGACGTGCAGTCGCATGGAGTATGGATTCAGCGGCGTCGCCGGGTAACGCTTCACCAGGACAAACACGTCTCCGGACATGAGCCACGATTTGAGCGCGAGCTGCTGCAGAGCCATGAAGTTGTTCAGGCCGAGCGCGTCGCAGTTCTGCTTTTTACCGCCCCAGAGTCGAAATTCCATCTCGGCCTTGTGCTGCCATTCTTTTGCCGCCTCCGGAGAAAGCCCCAGCAGGTCACGGTCGACGGTTGCTTTCAGTGTCAGGCCGGTACCGACAACCTTTGTGCGGTTGGTGTTGATGGCACTCGTGGCCACGGGCGACGCCATATAAAGCATTCTCGACCGCTGGCGCAGCGTGGCGTTGTTGCGGTTAATGTCTTCGTTGGGCGAACCGCTGTCTGGGGTGAACCCTTTGAGCGCGCGCCGGGTGACGCTCGCACCAGCTTCGCTATACCCCTTGACATACGGCGCGGCGCTCCGACGGTAATTTTTCTTGCTCAATGCTTTCGCCTCCTGTGAAATAGAAAACGGACGATCTGGCGGCGAAAGGAGAAAACTCCGCCAGACTGTCCGTGCAAAAGCCCTTTCGGGCAAATTGCTGTATTTATCATTTTCGTGACCTCACGAAAAAGGTCACCAATCGCGAGGGATGACGCCGAACGCCTTGCGGCGCTTGCTGCCGTTCAGCTCCGAGGTCAGTTGATCGATTTCATTCTCCATCTGCTTAATTTCCTCAGACAACGCAGGGAGATCAAAACGGGTGAGCTGTCGGTCATCGATCATGTAGGATTTTACGCCGCCGTCAACCAGCGCCGTGTATGCGTCGTAGAGCTTTTCAAGCGCCGCTTCGCGGAACGCAAGCCGCTTCTCAATGATGATTCTGCTTGCCATAAAACACGCTCCTTACCAATCGTCGTAGTATTTCTGCCTGCCGCGCTGCGCCGTGCGGCGCTTCGGCGGTGTGATGTTCGCCGAGGGCGGAGCAGGCACACGGACACCGGAGGCGGCCTTGATCTGGCGGTCAATCTCATCAAGATTCTTGGGCAGAGCCTTGAACGCGGCCAGCGCGTAGTTGCGGCAGTCCAAAGGCTCGTTGCGCTCGTGTCCGGGAATCTTCTTCCACGACCACGGCTGCTTCTTGTTTGGATCATAAACCTTCGTTTCTGACAGCAGACCCGCAAAATAGGCGCTGCCGTAATCGTCGCGCTTCGGAAAATGGCAATATTTCTGTCCGGTCGTCTGTACGCGCAGATTATCCATGATGATTTCCTTTCCGGAATCGACGCCGAGCTGATATTGCCAGCAGGTGCCGACCGCGATCTGATTGACGAAGATCTTCTGCTTTTTCGGCGGCGAGATATAGGGCTTATCCTGTCCTGGCATACCTTTGATGCAGAATACCTTCTTGCTGATTCTGGCGTTGCATTGAGCGCGAACGCTCTGCGTGAAATGGCCGCCCTCATCCACGAAGGACATAGACACCCGCAGCCCGACGCCATTTTCAAAACGCATCACACGGTCGAACACAACTTCATCGAGCTTGTTCCATGTGGCGTCATCATCCGGGCGTCCCATGACGATTCCTTTTTCGATACCCCATGTTTCGCCGAAGAATCCGTGCCCGACGATCTCATACTCCATGCGATCATCCTGCGTATCAACGCCAGCCGTCAAAACGAGGACGCCTGGCGGCAGCTCAACCGGCTCGCCGTTTTTGTCCTTACCGTAGTCCTCACGGCGAGCGAGCAGGGAATCCTCATCCTCGATGTCACCGCGGTCTTCCCATGGCTCACCGAAGCAGGTATTGAAAACTACCTGCATCTTTTTCGTGCTGCCGAGCGCATTGAGATATTTCAGAACAATAGACTCCCACGAAGCCCACTGGCTGACGAAAGCGTTCAGCCAGAAAGAACGGGTTCCTTGGCCGTAGGCTTCCGGATTCTCGGCAATCCATTGCGCCGGGGCGCGTTTCATTTCCGCTTCCGTGGAAATGCAGCCGCAGCCGGGGCAGGTGTAGTACACCTTCTTGACCTTGTAGGTCTTCTTGTGAGATACGATGTTTTCATCGTACTCGAAGCGAATATCAGACCAGCGTATTTCGTGGTACTCGCCGCAATGCGGGCATTTGGAATTCCACCGTTCCATCGTGCCTGTGTAATAGGCAGCTTCGATGGCGCTGGCGTTCTTGATCGTTGTGGTCGAAACCTCAACGGCTTTGGCGTTATAGAACGTGGTCTGTCTGGCCATTGCCAGATCCCACGGATCGCCCTCATTGCCGGCGCTCGTTGCCCAGCGGTCGCGTTCGTCGCCGAACACATACCGAATGGGCTTTGACGCCAGAGCGTGAGCCTCGGTCGAGCCGCACATCGTAAGGATGCCGCCCGGATAGGCTTTTTGGAGAATCGTATTGTGAGAGTCGCGGCTTTTCGGCGCGGCGATCTTCTGCCGCAGAGCCGGGCTGTCACGCAGCATCGGCGCGATACGGAGTTTGGAATACTCCTGCGCGTCAATGGTCGTAGGATGAATGAACAGAATAGAGCCGGGGTCTTCGTCAATGATGTAGCCGATGCAGTTATTCAGAAACTCGGACTTGCCGACCTGCGATGCAGCCACCATGACGATGTGCCGAACCTTTGGGTCCGTAAAAGCGTCCATCGGCTCGCGAAGATAGGGCGTACGCTCGTTGCGCCACGGACCGGGCTCTGCCGCGCTCTCTGCGGAAAGGCGGCGTTTCGATTCCGCCCACTGGCTTACCGTCAAGTCATCGGGCGGCGTCATACCAGCCAGCGCCTTGCGCATGGCTTTGTTCAGACGTGCCGCACCGCGCCGCTTGGCTAGGCGTTCGGCTTCGGCTTTTTTCAGCGCATCGGCCGCTGCCTCATTCTTCGTCATAGCTGCGCCCCGCATTGCTCCAGTCGCGCCGCTCGTTTACTTTCTCAGCGTATTTCTCAGGGTCGTAATGATACGCAGCCAGCTCGCGCATGACCTTATGGACTTCCTTGCGGATGATCTCGGCAGCCTCAGCCGGGCTTTGCGCGGCGGTGACGTCAACAGACAGCCGCCCCGGAAGCGATAGCAGCGCAGCGCGGATGGTGTAAATCAGATCTTCCGTGAAGCCCTCCACATCTTCTGAGCGGTGCAGCTTGCCTTTCAGCTCCTCGACCTCCATCTTCGCGAGCTGAGCTTTGGAGAGCTTGAGCTGCGCTTCGGACTGCCGCTTCGCTGTTTCCAGCTTCTGTTCGGCCTCGCTGATCTGCGGTTTAGAAAGGAAGTTGATATATCGCTGAACCGCGTCGCCGAGCTGGAAGTAACCGCGCCGCACCGGAACGATCGTTCCATCCTGCGCCATCTGCTGCACACGCCGCGCCGTCACGCCGAGGATCGCGGCAAGCTCCGTCGTGCTGACTTCCGCTTCGGCATCGATCTTCGCTTTTGTTTCAGCCATATAGCAAACTCCTTTCACGCTTTTTCGGATGGGGCTCAGCGGAATTCCACCGCGGCACCCGTGCTGCACGGGCGTGGTCCTTACCCCGATGTGACCATATGAACATTAGGAGGTCGGCGCGGTATGCCTCACCCGCGCCGTGGTATGAAAAATGCGCGGTATCTGTCTCGATACCAGCGCATATTCCAGCGGTAATCGTAACGAAATTACCCGAAAAACAGGAAACTAACTAGGCGAAAAATGGGGTCGTCGAGCCCGCAACAGATGCCGCCCCCTCCCGACAGTACCTTTTCAGCGACCGAATCGATCACGACGCATGATACCCTGCCACCCAGCAAACTTATCGCGCGTGACAACGTCCTTTTCACAGGGCTTCTTGCAGCCTTTGCGCCCTCGATGGCAGATGCACACCGTCTTTCCATTGACGATCTGCACCCAGACAGGAATCTTCTCTTGTTCTTGCATCGTTTATCGCCTCACATCTGTACGGATTTGGCAGGGGATTGGCTGCATACCCACCCAGCCCTTACGAATAATTACCGGGGCTACGATTGTTCGGTGGAGAAAAGTGCATCGCCCTCCTTGATGAACATGACGTGGCCGCAATGCTCACAAACGACCTTGGCATACTTGGGCGGCTTCTCGGCTACGCTCAGAGCGGACGCTTTGGCGCGGTCTACCTGCTCCTGCGTGGTGATTGCAACATTCTGTGCTTCTTCCTTTGCGGCGTTATCCAGATAGGCTTGGTATCTGGCACGGCGGTCCTCTTCGGATTCACCGACCACTCCATCATCGAAAAGAGCATCGGCGTCAAAATCGTCGCTGGGAGCGGGGAAGCCAAGGGATTCGAGATCGAAGTCAAAGTCAAGGTTGAGCATATCGATCTCGTGGAGCAGCTCGTCGTTGATCCACTCGGAGAATTCGGAAATGCGGTTGTCGGCCAGACGGTCGAGCTTGATCGTTTCTTCGTCGGCGTCTGTTACGACGCAGGGTATTTCCTCCATGCCGAGCCGAATGGCGGCAGCATAACGGGCATGACCTTTGACGATGATACCGTTGCGGTCGATGACCAGCGGCACGTTGAAGCCAACCTTCGGAATGATCTCGACAAGCAGGTTGACCGTCTTATCGTTTTTCCGGGGATTGCGGACATAGGGCTTGACCTCGGAAATCTTCTTCATCACGATCTGATTAACAATCTCCATCAGTGCCAGCCTCCTTTCGATACTTCTGAAGCTGACGCGCCTGATTCTCGGAGATTGCAGCGCGTGTGAATGAATTGTTTTCGTAGAGCTTTGCGTAGCCGGTGATGTGCTTGAGGCGCACCAGTTCTTCCGGTTCTAGGCCAAGCTCATTGCAGACCTGCAGATCGGTCGCGCCGTTCATCAGCATTTCCATGACGATATTGGACATACCGTTAATGGAGTGCTTGCCTCTGGCGCGGTTGTGCCGAACGGTCGAGGCCATGAGATCATTCATGGTCTTGCCATGAAGCACAACACAGGGCAGCTTCCCCTCGCACGATGCGTAGATGTCTTTGAATCTGCGCATGATGCTGTATCGGTGGAAGCCGTCGACGATAACATACCGGTCTTTCTTTTCGTCGTAGATGGTAACGACGGGCTGCGTGTAGCCATCCGCTTTGACGGAGCGATAAAGCAGCTTCATCTCCTGCGTGGCAACACTGTTGGGGTTGTAGTCGTTTGCGTGGACCTTTTCAATGGGTATCCACTCGACCTGATGAATGGGCTGATCTGAAATCATTTCTTGCTGCCCATATATTGCTCAAACTGCGCGGCGTCGCGTTTGCGATAGGTGGGAGCCTTTTCCCGGATGCGGAAACGGGAGCGGGCATTTGCGTTGTTCGTGCCATCAATATCATTCAGGACGATCTCTTTGACATGGACACGATACCATTCGTCTCCGGTCTGATTCTTCCAGCGGTTTCGGAACAGCTCGTGGTATTCGGGCTTCACGATATTGGCAAGCAGATAGTCGCGGTATTCCTGCCACGAACGGAACGCAAAGGGGAGCTGGCGCGGGATGATGTCACCGCTGTCAAAGGTATGGGCGAATGTACCGACGCCAGATACGCGACGGATGAACTTGTTGTAGGTGTCCGGCTCAAACTCCTGCAGCATTTCAATCGAGTGCCAGGCGGTTTCGTGGATGAGCGCTGAGACGCGCATGGCCTCCTTGGCCAAGCCCCACTGGTATTGCAGATCGTAGACGCGATTGTATGCCCAGTGATTCTTGGCAATGGCTGTCCAGATGTCATCGTTGGTGAAATCGTAGATCGGCCAGAACACCTGACACCTGCCAACTTTCTTCTTGCACCACGTCACGCCTTTGTATCGGGCTTCATGCTGCGTGATAGCAACGCGCCGGTTCAGGCTTTCCGTCATGCGCATTCCCACCAGCACGGCACAATTCTCAGAATCGGTGCAGTAGGACGGGAGGACGTTGACAAGCTCATGGAATCGGTTTTCGCTGCTGGGGTTTTCCTTGATGGAGAGCGGGTGCTGCGGGTGAATCCAGATCGCTTTGTCCTCCGGATTCCAAACACTGATGGAATTCTTCTCCGGGGAGAGCGTGTTTGTGAATTCAAAGGGGATCTGATACCAGTACGGCGTGACTTCCGGCAGCTCCATGATGTGCTGCATATAGTCCACCGTCGCTTGCCACTCAGCTTCCTGATCGAGCCAGAACACCTTGAGCGGCAGACGCCCGCGCTCCTGCGCAACCATAAGCGCCATGTGGAAAAGAACTGTACTGTCCTTGCCGCCGGACATGCTGACGATCACATCGTCGTGGCCGTCGAAGATCATCCGCAGCCGTTCCAATGCTTCATCGAATACGTTGTTTTGCAAGTAGATCATTGCTGCTGACCCCGCGCCGCTCATGTGAGCAACATAGGGTTTCCTCCTTTTTTCGATGTACCCGCAGCCGGCAGCGTTGGCGATACGCCGCAGGTTCGAGCCATCCTCCACGCAAGGAGCATCGTGGAGGCAAGTCCTCCTTCCGAATAAAATGAGCAGCGCCCCCGATCAGGAGCGCCGCCCGGCTTGATTTGGAATTTTACAGTTTACATGAAATCACATCTTAGGGGTGATTGCAAGCGTCACGGCGCGTCAGCGCGCGTCATGGCGGGGCAAGTTCCGAGGAAGCGATAACATATGGACTTGACGCCATCCTCGGAATTTCGACCGCCAAGCACACTTGCAACTACCTTCCATGGCATACCTCGAATGAAACGCAGCCGGAATACAAGGCGTGTGGTGTTGTCCTCGATTCCGGCGATCCAGACAGCAATCGTTTCCTCACTTCTGGCAATCTGTTCTTTCAGCGCGTCGCGCTGCGTCTCCATGTCCGCGATCTCCGCGCCGAGGACGCCGACCTTGTCATTGACGCCGGAGGCGTGCGGCATTCCATCTAGCTTCTGCGCTCCGGGAACGGCAGCATTCCACAAGCCCTGAAGCAGTTCTTCCGTTTTCTGAAGCTGCTGGACAAGATCAAGATGCCCATTCAGTTCCGCCAGAGTCATGTGTGCCGCCCCTTTCCATCGTTATTTCGTCTTCTTCCACGCACGGATCGCGGTCTTCTTCGTGCCTTTCGGCTTGCCCGCTCTACCGCAATTATAACACCTGACGCAAAACATGGGCGGTGTTCTTGGACGCAGATATACTTCCTCGACCTTGCAGCGGCTGTCCGCACCGCAAAACCGGCAGGTCAATTCATCGGTTCTCGGCATCACAATACCCCCTACCTTGAGAATTGAGATTTCGGCAAATCGCGCAAACGCGATCTGCGGAGCACGCGAGGTGCGTGTTAAAGTAGCAATGAGGCTGCTCGTTCTTTGGAATGAAACGTATGAACGTTTCGTCACCGTCGGCCATGACGTGTACACGTGATTTCCTGACCGCCATCCTGTATAGACCGACGAAGACTTTGGCATCGTTCCCGACTGCAAAAGGTTCTCGGATGAACCGGCTGGCGTCGTTTCTACTCATGCCAGCGCCCATCAGTATCTTTAACGCTCTTTTTCGCTTCATGCCGTCACCTCCCGGTCAAAGACTTGCCAAAAGAGAAAAGAGCTTTGGCAAGAACGTCCGCGGAAGCACCATAATTGTAGAAGCAGCTTGAGAGCCGGTCAAATGCATCGCAGATTCTCTCACAACGCAGATATGCGTTGTATGCTTGGAAATTGCTGTCGCCGGGTGCCTTGTTCCGCATCAGCCCGTTTGCGCGGTTGCGGCTATATCCGCGAGCCATCAGCAGCTTAACTGCGCGTTTTCTGGTCATAGTTCATAGTCTCCTTTTCACGTTCCATCTGTTTCTGTTCCATACGCGCCAGTCGATCGTCGCTTGCGACAGTCCATTTCCGACGTTCCGCCGATTTTGGGCGGCGCAGGAAATCAGCTCTGGCGTTCGAGGTATAGGCGGCTGGCATACCCAGCTTTTTCGGCTTAGACATTTTTCAGTTCCTCCAAAGCCCGCTCGGCTTCTTCTAAGCCGAGAAATGCGGTTTTGCCGATTTGATGTTCCAGAAATCTTCTCGTTATCTGGCCTTCTACAGTCATCGTTGTATATATAAGCTCGCCGGTTGTGCCGTAGCTTGCGAACCCCGTCACTGTGGCCTCTATCGGACTGTCTACCTGCCTATATGCAGATCGCGCAAACCACACCGCATCCCCAACCTTGCACGACAGGATCATAACACGGTCCTCTTTATCAGCGGCCAGCAGCTTTCTGATTCGTTCGGCTTTCGACGTATCATCCGCGAAAGCGGATTCTATAATGGTCTTGGCGTTCACCACCTGCTCCGGTGTCAGCCCCGTAGCTTCGTAAGAAGCCAGACGAGCCAACGCAACCTCATATCCGCGGCGGCACATAATCCGTCCGTCATTGTCGTACCATGTGAGCTTATCCATTCTGCTTCCTCCTGAACTGTCTAGCATAGGGGCAGGTTGCCCAATGCGGCACATAGCCCACACCGGTTGCCTTGGATGGGTCTTCCGTGTATTCGCACGAAAGCACTTGCCCGTTTGGGGTGACAATTTTCTTGCTGCCGACGCGCGGCTTTTCGATGTAGTAGCGCGGGGTAGCATCGCAGGGGACGGATTTCCCGGCTGGCGTCGTAATCCAGACGAGCGCAGCCATGCACGCTTTACAAGCGGCCATTGTTTTCATCCTCCATTTCGTATTGTTCGATATGAGCATCAGGTGATCTTGGCGAAACGATGATGTTGCCAAACTCATCGGCACCACAGAAAAGCGCCCATTTCGGCAGGCCGGTTTCCCGGCTAACCGCGTCCGAAAGATCTTCTAGCTTCTGCTTGCCCTCTGGCGTATCGAGAAAACGCATAACCTTTTTCATCCGCAATTCGAAAATAAGCTCCCGAATCCCTATGTAGGTGAAGATGAGCAGAAGCGCAAGAGTCAAGCCAAGTCCTATAGCTCCGATTCCCAACAGAAGCGTCTTAATCATAGAACACACTCCATGTGCCTTTTACGCTCCAATGCCCGCCGTCCTTCAACGTCGGCTTCGAGCGATACCATTTGCGCCAGCGCCAGAACAGAATCTTCGGCGGCTCGTTGTGCTGCCAGCGTCGGAGTTCCAGCGCGTATTCCCGGCGACGCTCGCGGCGCTTCCGTTTTTCACGTCTCTGGCTCATGCTGACCTCCTTTTAGCGCCTGTGTCTGCAAATTTTGAGAAACGCACTTGAATCTTAGTCCGTCTGTACCGTCCGTCAGAGGAAGCACCCGGCGGTGCTCGATCTCGGCCCGGTAATTGCCGCAATGCGTACAGGCATCCGTGATGGCGCGATGGGCGGCACAGCCGCCCAAGACGCACATTTCGGTCAAAACATCACTCATCATCGGAATCCTCCGTAGTTTTGTCCGGCTGCGCACCGTATGTGTCAAAGAGCCGGTGCGTACCTTCTGCCATTTCTTCTTCATCGTCCGACTTTTCATAGCCGAGCGTTTCGAGGATTTCATAGATGTGATCCAAGTCCGAATTTTCGCAAAGCTCATATTCGTAGTGGTTCATGTTCCACACGCGCCGGTAGTAGCTCATGTCTTCGTCATCGAGGGCAGAATAGCAGCAGCAGAAAATCAGCTTTTCCGGCTGGGCTTCCGCCGCGCTGCGGACAAAGCCCATGTCGCAAAAATCTTCGTTTTCATCGTCTGGCGAAAGTCTCATACCGAGGAGCTGGGCGCAGAACCGAGGGTTGATGGAATTGCAGTAGCCACCATCGATTGACTCTGTTGTTGCCACGCAGAACAAAGAGATTTCCTTCATGTGCTGTTTGAATACGCTGTTCGGAAGCTCTTTGATGAAATCCTTGCGCAGTTCAAAATGGGCCTCCGCGGCTTCCGCAAATTCATTTTCGGCCTGTTCGTCTCTGCGGCGCCGTTCCTCGCGGGCTTCGGCTTCGGGGTCTGGCTGCTGCGATTGCTGGCGTTCCCTGTAGAGTGTGATTCCGGTAGAATCCTTCCTGTAAAAGTATCGAACATCACTCGCGTCTTCTGGTATGGTCATTTCTTTCTTCAAATCCCAGCGGCTGTAGCCGGCGTGGTAGACCATATTGACCGTCGTACCGTTGAATTCGCCGCTTCTTTCAATCTGATATGCAAACTTGTCTGCAATTTCAGTCCATTCAGCAAGTTTCTTTTGGATTTCCTGCTCGGAAATCAGGCTTTTCAGAACGCTGTTGAAGTTCGCCGTGCCGATTGCGTCAAGCGCCTTGTTCTTGTCTTCGGGGCTGTCCAGTTTGTCAAGCTCCAAATAGTCATTGAGTGTTGCGCCACGAGCTTCGGCTTTCTGAAATTTCTGGCGGTCGAGGTCGAGCAGCTTCACGCGGCGTCGGATGGTGGTCTGCGAAAAACCGGACTTTTCTGCGATCTCAGCTACGGAATCACCCATGTTGAGCATCATTTGGAAGCCTTGCGCCTGCTCATAGACGGTCAGATCGCTGCGCTGCATATTCTCAACAAGCATGGTCTGAAGCTGCTCGCGCTCGGACATTTCGACCACCACGCACGGCAGCTCCGTCAGGCCCGCAATCTTCGCGGCGGCATAGCGGCGGTGACCGATGATGATGGTAAAGTCCGTATTGGAGTTGTCCGGTTCATCCGGAACGACCGTCAGGTTCTGCAGGATGCCGCTGGCCTTGATGCTTGCGGCAAGCTCCGACAGATCACCGAGATCCTTGCGCGGATTGTCGGAGTGTGGGAAAAGACGGTCGATTGCGATATTTACGATTTGAGGCATTTGTGAATCTCCTTTCAGTTCAGGGGCGCGTTTGCGCTCCGTTTACGCGGCACCAATGCCGCTGCGCTTTTTTCTTCCGCGCCAGCCGGCAGGTTGGGCAGAATGTATTTTCTTTGCGCTCGATGAAAGAACGACCGCAGCGAGCGCAGTGCTGCGGCGGGATTCTGCGGAACTCGGTGCATTCGTCGCAGTTTTCACAGCGGTCACACCCTTTGATTTCATCCCAGTTTGCGCACATGAGCCGCTGCCAGTATGGATTATCGTCAATGTCGTTGATGCGCTTGCGGAGCACTGAGCAGAGCATTTCAAGTGTTTGCACGGTTTCTGTTCGCGTTCTGGACAGGTGTACCGCCTGCTTTACGGTCGGGTCTGGCGCGCCATAACCCCAAGGCTTATCTTTGAGCATGGCGCGTACTTTGTCCTGATTCTCGGTCAGATAGACGAAATAAACTTTCCCGCGCACGGCTTTTTCGGATTTGCCGAGTGCCTTGCCAATGGCGGTGTAGCTGTTGCCTTTTCGGATTCCGTCTGCCAGCACATCGAAGTCGGTCTGTGTCCAAGCTGCGGATGAACCATGATTGTCGGCTTTGACCGGCCGCTCTTTCAGGCCGAGGTCGTTGCATCGGCGCTGGATCGCGCCGGCCGAGCGACGCAGCATATCGGAAAGCTCAGCGTATCCGTACCGATGCTGCTGAAGCAGCATTTTCAGCCGCGCGTCTTCATCGGGTGTCCATGGGTCTTTCCGCTGGATGGCAAATGCCTGAAAGTCCTTCTTGCGCTGCTCGGCTACCCATGCAGGCTCCTCGCCCAGCGCCAACGGCTCCATTTTGGAAAAATCAATGAACGAGCGGTGCTGTTCTGCCCATTTCCAAAACTCATTGAGCCGAATGACACGAAAACTGTTCTGATTGACGCGCTTTGTGTGAATCGGGAGGCCACGGTTCTCAACCCAGCTTTTCAGCTTATAGTTCCCACCGGCATTGCTGCCGCAAACGGCGATTATAAGCTGATTCATGGATATGTAGTCGCCGCCGAACAGAACCGGGCCAAGTCCCAGTCTGTTTTTCCGTACGATGACAGCCTCAACGGAGCGGTTAAGACGCTTCGCAATCGCGGGGATTGACATGACACCCCATTGATCTTGGAGGAATTGTTCTTCTGCTTTTGTCCATCCTGCGTGATAGCTTTGCAGTCCGAGCGAACGCCTCTTTTGTCGTACAGACCCTTCCGTCCGGCCAAGCGCTGCGGCAATAGCCGCTGCCGGCTGTGAGCGACTATGCTCGCGGAGATATTGAAGTTGATCGTCCGTCCATTTTCCCATGTGTCAGGCGATTCCTCCTTTCTGTCAGAATAGTGTGAGCTGCCCGGTTTTCGTTTCCTGCAAGGGCAAGGGCGGCAGCGCGGCAGACGATTTTAACTTGCCGGTAACTTGCTCGGCGGGTTTTTCGTCTGTCTGAAGCAGTAAATCCATCTGCGCCCAAATGCGGCGGTAGTGCCAGATGTCGCGGAAATAAAACGGGGTGTACCATATGTTCTGGTCTGGCCGGGGGATAAGCCCCCGGCGGTCAAGTGCTGTTGAGGGATGAAGAAGCGTGTCGCCAATCACGACGTACCCGGCGCAGCCCATGAGCGATAGCTGCAGGTAGCACATCAGACCAACGATGTAGTCAATGTCCTGTGCTACAAAAAGCACAGAGGTCTGATAGTTGATTTTCTGCCGCGTACAGGCGTTTGCAAACGCCACCAGCAACGCTCCTGCACCGCAGGCACAATCGTTGACGGAGATCCAGCCGTCCCGCTCTACACGCGCTTGGAGGTCTGTGCCGGTGATCTCGGCCATCATACGGCAGACATTATAGGGCGTGAAAAACTGTCCAGCGTGGTCATTGCCCAGATCAAGCGCCATGTAAAGCTCACCGAGAAAGTCCTGGTCCGGGTTAAAATCCATACCAATCACGACCTCTTGGAGCATCTGCGAGAATTTGAGCATTTCTTCGGGCTTGTACTTTCCGGCAATCGTCATGTACGTCTTTTCGCGCTCAGCGGCTTGACTCCGGTCAACGGTATTTGAGATCGCGATTGCGGCGAGTGTTATGAAATCTTGCCAGATTTCCCAGCGTCCATATCGGCCGCAGAGGGAGTTGAAGATCTTTACAAACTCCGTCTGATGGGTGCTTTTCAGATTGTGCGGCACACTTCTTCCCATGGCTTATTCCTCCGTCTGCACCGGTTCGGGCGGTACGATGGAACGCTTGGTGACTTTGCCCTTGGTGGACTCGACGCCAGCATCGAAGCCGCGCCGGTAGACACGATAGAGGTACTTCGTCATGTCCTCACGGTTCATGTGTTTGATAGCCTTGTAGTCCTCGCGCTTGAGCATCGGCGGCTTCAACTCATTCATCAGCCGCGTCCTCCATATCGTCCGGTTCATCAGCCGGGAGCACTTCGCGCGGATTCGAGCCAGCGTACGGGCCGACGATGCCGTTTTCCTCCAGCAGCTCCATGATGCGGGCGGCGCGGGCATAGCCGACATTCAGGCGGCGCTGGAGGAGAGAAACAGTCGCCTTGTTCTCCATGCGCACAATGCTGACAGCCTGATCGTAGAGGTCATCATCGGCGGCGCCAGAATTGTCGGCAGTATCGCCGAGTTCATCATCCGCGTCCTCCAGCTCGTTTACGTCATCCATTTCAGCTTCTGCTTCCTCGTTGATGCCTTCCGCGTCTTCCTCGTATTCATCGTCTGCGGCTTCTTCCTCGCTGATGACTGGCATCATGCCAGCGGCAAGCGAGTGCTTTTCCAAGACGTCCTTGAAGAAATACTGCTGCCAGTATGTAATCATCTTCATCAAGATCGATTCGATCTTGGTGCGGAGCGTTTTTGAGATCGTAAACGTGCCGCCGGTGACGCGCGTTTCAAGCGCACCGTCTTTGAAGATCCACATCATTTCGGCTTCGGGGCTGATATAGCCTGCTTCCTCAACCGCTTCTAGCATGGAAATCTGTGCGTCCATGCCCTGAATCGGGCGGATGATGAAGATGATGGGGTAGCGGTCTTTGAGGAAGCGATAGGTCAGATTGTGTTCGTCACAAATACCCTGCATTTTCTTGGCTTGCGCTTCATATAACGTGATTTCACTCATGGTAGTGACTCCTTTCAGTCATCAGTCGAGCAAAAACAGCGTTCCATTCCAAGCTGTCTTCACTCTGTAATTTTGTAGATCGGTTTCTTTTACGTACTTTCGGCCGAACAACGTTTTCATGTTCTGCCAGTCGCTCCAAGGGATTTTGTAGACCTCGCCGGTCGAGAAACCGGCAACGACGAAGCAGCGAGCGCCGAGCTGCTGGTGCCTGTCCATGTAGGCCGCCTGAATATCCAGAACGCGATCCTGCGTCAGACGGTCCGTGGACGTGAATTTGGCTTCGATCAGGATTGTCCTGCCGCCCTTGAGCGTGCCTTTGTAGTCAACCTGCGCTTTCTTGGTGTAGCAGGCCAAGAAGCGACCGTTGCCCTCTGGCTTGATAACTTTCATCGGCTCAGGCGTCTTTTCGATCACTGCATAGCCGCGGCCGCTGTAGTAATCGAAAGAGCCGTCAAGCCGCTGCTCGAAATACTGGCCCTTCTGGCGGGCGATTTTGCCGAGAAGCTGTCTTTTCGGGTCTTTTGCCATAGCTGCCTCCTAACCTTTGCAGTACCACATACCGCATTGCTCGCAGTAGATTCGGCTGTCCGGGTCGTTGCCTTGCGGAAACTCTGCCTGGAAGATGTAACCCTTGCCCCAGAGATCGCTGTGATTTCCGGAAAGAACATCTTCCGCTACAGCCCATGCCCGCGCAACGGCGTGGGCCTCGCCGGGCTCAGATGCACGAGCTGGCCAGACAACGCCAGTTTCCGAAAAGGTGCCGTACTGCTTCGGCTGCGTCAGAACACCTTCGAGCGTGTCGGGATAGCGCGGGTCAGCTCTGCGCATAAGGGGAACGTCGCATACGCGATAGCGGCACAGGTCGCAGCAGTTGTCGCCGCCGGCTTCCGTATAACAGGTGATGGCAAGGAGCTCCAAGTCACGTTTGTCCTGTGCGTCTACGAAGCCGCCCTTTCCGCAAGGCTCGCTGTCTGCCTCTTGGGGAGGCTCTGGCAGATCGTATGTACCGGGAATATCGGCTGTTTCGTGTTCGACCTCCGCGTAGGCTTCGACCTCCAAGCGGCTCTGATAGGCCGCTTCGTCAAACGTCGGCGAAATTGCCGCGGAAACAACAGGCGTATTTTCGGTTTCGCGTGGCATCGCAATCGCAAGCACCAACGCGGCGAGCAGGATCAGCGCCGCCAGAAGAACAACCGTAGGCAGGTTGCGCCTTGCCCATCTTTTCATATCCTCATCCTCCATTCTCATTTCCGTCGCCGAGCGCAAATTGCTGCGCGACGCTGGAAATCATCTGTTTTATGTCTGACGGGAGCGCCATATACTCCCGATCGCTCTTGATGCGCACCGTGTAGGAGCGCTGAAAGTTGGAAGCGACCACGCTTTGCACTGTTTCGGCGTTCATCATGCCCCATTCCCGGAGCTGCTGCGGCGAACCGACAAGCCGCTGAATTGTTGGCGGCAGACGGTCGTATTCCTCTTTTGCGTTGTAGCCGCTGTTTGCAATCGCCCGGTAGACCAGCGTCCACGCCTCGGCGGCGGTCATTTTCTTCGGCATACGCATCTTCGTGATTTGCTCTTTGACTTCGCCGATGTTCGGTGGAAACGTGTTTGTCCGTGAGGCGATCATGGCTTTTACTGCAACGGCAACGACCATGACGGGCTCATCCTTGAACATCTCAGCCCAGAGATCGACGATCTTGTTTGCCTCCTTGGGGCTAAGCCCGTTGTAAAACTGGGGATAGGCGGCTTTCAGAACTGCCAAAATGTCAGCTGTTTCAAGCCTGTCCATTTCTCATTCCCTCCGCAATGTCGGTAAATACGTTGCCGCTGGAGCTACCACCCTGATAACGATACTGCCCGCCCTTGTCCTGCTCCTTGGAAAGCCAAGCATTGATGAACCGGCGGATTCCTGATTTCGTCTTGCGCCGCTTGGGATTGTCGGTGCTCCAGCTTGACATCTTCCTGAGTTCCTGCATGACGTTGACAGCGGGGTACAGCTCGCACCAGCGGTTGTAATCCTCCGGAGACACATCGAAGAACGACTTGTCATTCAGAATGATGCTGATGATCGGCGGCGCGGAGACGGTTACCGGCTCTGCGCAAGAATCTTCTGTATCCTCTATATCTGTATCTAAGCTCTTATCTCTAATCTCTTTATCTCTATCTCTATTCTCTATCTCTGGTGTAACAATGTTCGCAGTCTGTTCGCCTTGCGTTACACTTTCGGGAAGGGCGTCAGCCTTGCGAGAACGGACATTTCTCATGCGGGAAGCTGCATCGGTTTCGCTTCCAACGAGATTGTTGTGGTCCGCAAGAACCAGAACACCGTCAATGTCTTCATAAACAAGACCAAAAGATTTATAGAGATTGAGAGCCACGCGGATTGTGTCCGCAGAGAACCATTTGAGATCACGCTGGATTTTCGGAATGTCGTATTTGATAACGACCTCACCGATCTGTCGAGATAAGCGACCATCGGTGTTGATGGTCTTGAGACAAAGCATCTGATAGAGAACAACGTAGTTTGCACCGTCTGGCTGTGACATAAAGTAGTCAATGGTGTCGGAGGTCATAAAGCTCTCCTTGAGCTTCATCCAATAGAATCTTTTTGCGGTTGCCATGAGAAACCTCCTTAGAACGGCAATTCTTCTTCGCCCTCAATCTGCGAGAAGCCGCCGGTCGGGTCATAGGTCGGCTCGCCCTTGGGTTTGCCGCCGTCACCGTCGCGCTTAGAATCGCCAAAGTAAACGCTGTCGGCAACGACCTCGGCGCTGCGGCGCTTATTGCCGTCCCTGTCTTCCCAGTTGCGTATCTGAAGCCGACCGCCCACGACGATCATGCGGCCTTTGCCGAAATACTTCTCCACAAACTCAGCCGTACCGCGCCACGCAACAATGTCGATAAAATCCGTTTCCCGCTCCGCGCCCTGCGCCGCGTAATCGCGGTCGCAGGCGATGGAGAAGGAGACAACCGCCGTGCCGCTCTGCGTTCGGCGAAGCTCTGGGTCGCGCGTCAGACGTCCCATGAGAACAATGCGGTTAAGCATGATCGGCCTCCTCGGGTGGAACGCGCGGATCGGGAATATCCTCACCGGCCGGGGAAGCGTTCGGCTCTGTGAGGACTGCTTCGAGCGCGTCGAGCACATCAATGCTGGTGGAATTGAGGATCGCCCGGCAGACGCGCAGCCGCTCGGACTCGCGGATGAGCTGTTCCAGATCGACGTCCATGATGATACCGGCGCCGGGCGATTCGTCGAACGGATAAACATGAGCGTCTTTCTTATCAAAGTTGAGCATTTTTGAAATCTCCTTTTTCAATGATCTTGATGACTTCCTGACACTGAGGCACGTCAAACATACCGATGTGCGTCTTCTCGACCGGAAGTCCCATTTGTCCAGCGAGCCAGCCGTAGGCGGCTTTGCGCCGCCCACGGAACGGCCCGGTTTTCCAGAGAGGGTCGAACGAGGCGTGAGCTGCCATTTTCCATTTCCGAAGCGTGGCATCGGCCAGACGGCCGAGGGGCTTGTCTGTTCGGCCATGGCAGCCGACGTATGCACCGCAGTTTCTGCAGAGATACGCGGTGTGGCCGAAGCTGCGGCCATAGATCTCGGAATCATCGACCAGCGCGGCTTTGTGGCCGCAGTAATCGCAATAAACGGTCAAGGCTTCTTCGCCTCCTTGTACTGATCTGTTTTTTCGGGCGGGCCGGTCTGAATACCTTGTTCCTCACACTCGGCGATGATACCGTCGAGGAACGCAGCCATCTCGGCAGCGGTGTACTCGCTTGTGCCTTTCAAGGCGCGGTAGTGGATGAATTTTTTGCCCTCGATGTAGCCGACGCCGATCTCGGCATAGTGTCTGGCCACAAGCCGCGGCGGCACACCGTCGCGCAGGGAAAACAGCACCTTGCATTCGTTCCCAGCTTCGTCGATGTAGCTTTCACCGACACCGTAGCGCCGAATCATTTCCTCGTAGACGGATTCCTTGTCGGTTTTCAGCTTGGCCGCGAGCTGCTCAATGAGTGCCCATGCGTAGCTGTTGGCGCGAAGCCCACGAGGATCAGCTTTCTTTGCAATGGAGAACGTGATCGGCCGCTCGCCGAAGTTTTTCCAAAGGTCCTTGCAGCTTTCCCGCGTGTAGATCGACAGGATATATTCGCCGCTCCGGGCATAGGTGATGTCTTTCAGAAAGCCGTTCATGCCTGTTCCTCCTCGACGTGACCGTGCAGGTAAACGTACTCGCCAGCAGGTCCGATGTTCTGGTAAATGAAATCGTCACACTTGGCTTTGGAAAGGTGTGTTCCGAGTACGCGCCGCTCATAGACGAATTCGCCGTTTGCCTTTTTCTCGCTGATTCTGGCTTGGATTTCTTCGTCCTCGTAATTCGCTTCCAGCAGGTAGAGGTCGAAGTTCGGCGCTGAGATCCCGTTCAGGTTGTTTGTGTCAGTGGCGTAGAGGACCTTTCCAGCCGGAAGCAGCAGCTTGTAGCCGCAGTTCGGAACGTCATGCACCAGCGGCACAGGCTCGACCGTAAAATTACCGTAGCTATATCGGTGGTCAAAATCGTACAGGTCGATGTTTGCGGGCTTGACGCCAGCTTCCACCAGAGGCCGCACCAGCCATCGGCAGCAGCCGAAACGGAGCGCCGGTCGGTCCGCTGCGAGGGCGTGGAGCGTGCTTTTCCGGAAATGATCTCCGTGCCAGTGTGTCAGCAGAACAAGCCTGAGAGCTTTTGCAACTGGCTTCACGACCTTGTACGGAACGCCGCAGTCGACGAGAATCTGCCCGTCGATCACAACGGCGTTGCCGGTAGAGCCGGTTGCAAGGACTTCGTACGGAACACTCATTACAGCGAATTGAGGTCAATCTGCTCCGGTTCACCGGCGTTCTCCTGAAGTTGTGCCGGGGCGCTGCCCTCAACGGCCGGCTGCGGGGCGTCGGTCGTAAGCTCCAGCTCGTCGGAATGGTCGGTAATGATTTCACCAGTCCTCGGGTCAGCAGTCAGGACAGATCCGTCATCAATAAACGCCTGCTGTATTTCTGTGGACATGATGCCCCACTTGCTGATAAGCTGGCGAAGCAGCGTTTTCTGAGCCATGCTGTCAAAGTCCTTGTACCAGAACGAGGAGTACTTCCACATATCCTTGTCGGCAATTTGACCGTTCTGGATTTTTTCATAGGCATCCTTGCTGAACGCCTGCGAATATGTATTCGCATGGTTGAGAACCTTTTCACGCGACCAGTAGATGCGCTTCCGGAAACCATTCAGGTACTCGAAGTGCGCCATGTAGCCAACGATCGGAAGCCTTTCACGCAGATCGTCATCCTCAATGAATCTGAATCGCGGTTCTGCCGTTTCGGGATCTTTCCCCAAATATTCGCCTTGCCGAATCTCCATGCAGCCCAGTTTCCGATACTGGCCGCTGCGAAGCGCAAGCTGGATATATCCCTTGTAACCAAGGACAAACTGTGCTTTGGAGCATTCGGGCGAAAGCAGGTGACCTTCACGGTCATACTTGGCTTTCTGCTTGAACGGAACGAGATAATACTGGCCGAGCTGCGGCGAAGGAGAGAGATTCAGGGCTTCGCCCAGCAGACCACCGGCGAGTATGGAGCCGGGGTCACAAGTCTGAAGCGCCGGGGTAATAGCGACGGCGGACGTGATCGATGCGATGAAGCGGTTTGCGCGCCCCGGTTCTTTCAGCGTGTTGTTTATAAGGTTTCTGTAGTTTTCCGTGGTGATAGCGACGGAGAACGTCTGCTTCTTCGCAGGCGCGATGTTAGAACTGCTCATAGTCGTAACCTCCATTTACGAGAAATTCTTTGAGTGCTTTCAGCTTGTCAATGCCGCCGCGGACGCGGAACGAAACCTGATAGATCTTTTCAGCAGGCACCTCGGTGGGAATGGGCTGCTCGACGGGTGCAGAAACGGGGGCAGGCGGTTCTTCGTTCAGAACTTCTTCGATTTTGGCCTGCGCGGCCTCCTGAATATCCTGCGCAGATTTCATAGCTGCGCGGCGGCGAGCGGCTTCTTCCATCTCCTTGTGACGCCGGTCAACGATCAGGGCCGCTTCCGGTGCGGAAAGCGATTTGCGGTACTCGACCAAGACCTCATCCTTGTGCTCCAGCGTTTCGATCATCCGCAAATCGTTTGAAACGTTCTGCAAGAACAAGGAAGCCTGTCCTTGCAGCTTTTTCAGAGAATCGGACATCGTGATATTGATGCCGCAGCGGTCAAACGGCGCGATGTCTTCGGGGATATTCAAGCTGGCGCGGTATTCGTTGTAGAACGCGACAATTTCCTCGCGCTTGGCTCCTTTGATGCCGTTCTCAACGGAAGCGATTTTGGCTTTCAGCTCAGCGTCTGCCTTGGTAAAAGCGTCGGCCGCACATTCCTTGTAGAGCTTTTCAAAGACCTCATACGGAGCAAGGATAGCATTTTTGACTTCACGGCGGCGAGCCTCCAAGTCCTGAAACTCCTTGTTCAACTCGGCACGGGCCTTCTTGACATCCTTGTAGGTAGCTTCGGTACAGGCCAGCGCCAGCACCTGCGCAACGCGAGCATCGACAGAAGCTTTGACCTGCCGCAGTTGGTCTTCGATAATCGGCAACTGCTTGACAACGATCAGATTATTTTCCATCGGTTGGCGCCTCCTGCGTGATTTCTTTCAGGAGCGGCAAGATCCGCTCGTCGATGCGGCTTTCCGGCACGTTGATCTCGCAGATCACAGCGCGTGCTTCGCGTTTGGCTGTGGGGGCGATAACCTCCATTCCAACGGAGGCGTTCGGAATGCTGCAGCGGTAGCTGTATGGGCGTCCGGCGCGGACGCTGCCGGTTTCTTCGTCGCGATAGTAGACATTTACGATCATGTAGATTCTCCTTTCAAATTTTCAAAATCAACCGGCTCATCCGGGTCACATGGCTCGACCGTGAAGCTGATACGCTCATGGCAGAACTTACGGAAGTTTCCGTCAGGACCCGCCATGCAGCTTCCCAGAAACGATTCTTCGGTGTATGCTCTGCTGCAATTCAGAATGCCGGGCTCCTTGTCGGGGTGGACAGCGCGGAACGCCGCGCAAGCCAGATTGACGGTTGGTGCTTCAACCTCTGTCCAGCCGCCTACGAACGGCTGTCCATCCGTGCCGTAGGTGAAGTAGTATTTATTCATTCAGGTTCTCCTTTCCTCCCTGCAAGCTCATCAATCGCCCGAAGAATGAGCTGCTGCCGAGCCTCTGGCAACTCACGCCGCATCTGGCGGCAAAATGTTGAATCAGCGATACCGATACACTCTGCGACTTCCCAGAGCCTGACGCCGGATTCCTTTGCTTTTTCTCGAATTGCTTCATTTGCCATAAAATCATTCCTTTCTTTTTGAACAAATCATTGACGCTTCATCTTTATGGATATATCCGCGCACGACATCTGTCAGCCAGTCCTGAACCGTATCGTAGCCATCGGCTGCAAGCTGCCGCTGAAGCTGGGCGGCTTCTTCGGCGGTGATTCTGCCGTGCAGCCTGTCCTTGAGACGGTGCTGGTCAGCGGTGCGAAGATGCTTGCGGACATTGCCATCCGGGTCATACTTGGCATAGAGTGCTTTCATCGCTTTCTGTGGCAAGCAGATCCCGTATGCGTCCGTGTTCTCGCATTTACTCTGGCTCGTCATGTCGTACTTGGGGTAGATGGTCTGCACAAGGGCAACCATTTCTTTTGCTGGAATCTGTTTTTTCAGCCGCAGCTCTTTCAGGCTGTTCGGCATTTCGATACCTCCATTCCGCGCTTGACTGCGCGATTTTCTGCTGTTATGATCGAGATGGGTATTTGTGCCTGGGGTCGTTTCCGTGCCAGCGGAGCGGCCCCTTACTTTTTCTTGGTGGCTTCATCTCCTTTCCCAGCGGCGCGTTGCCGTTTCCGTTCCCGATAACCGATAAGCCATTGCTGGTAGCGTTCTTCCATGCCGGGAATCTCAAAGCAGGCTCGGGTGAGATCGAGCGCCATATCTGCCAGCGCGTTCCTCTGGAACTCTGGAATGGAATCGACATTGATGGTCGGCGGCAAGTTCTGTCCCCCTTTCTCATTGAGTGTTTAACTGATTAAACACTATCGGCAAAAAAAATACAGTCCACGGTCGTTTCAAGCGCAGCAGCAATTTTCAGCAACGTCTTTGTCGAAGCGGAGCGAGCTGTTCCGTTCTCCAAACCAGAGATCGTTGTGCGGCTGATGCCGCTTTTTGCTGCAAGTTCTTCCTGCGTCATGCGCTTTTCTTCACGGACTTCCTTGATGCGGTATCCCACGGGGCGTTCCTCCTTTCTGCCAAGGTGTTTAATTTGCTTGACACGAACACATTACCACGTTATTCCACGGCTGTCAAGCAAATTGAACAAAAATGTTCAAAAAATTTTTTGGCAGTTCTGAACGGACGTCTTGACGATGCTGATTGCCGAATGTATAATATTTTTAACAAAACATCGGAGGCACTACCATGACGCTCAAGGATCTTGTAATTAAATACAGGGCAGACAATGGACTTTCTCAGCGCCAATTTGCGCTGCAATGCGGCCTTTCAAATGGATATATCAGTATGCTTGAAAAGGGGATTAACCCGAGTACCGGCGCGAAGATCACGCCAACGCTTCAGGCGCTGAATAAGCTGGCTGCGGGGATGCACACAACGCTGAACGAACTGTTTACGCTTGTTGATGATATGGATGTGGACGTAAAAACGCCCGCCCTCAGTGAAGAGGACGGGCTGGCATCGGTCGATATGGAGATCATTTCACTTCTGGCTGGTTTGTCTGATGCGAAGAAGCAGCAAGCAATTTCGTTTCTTCGGTTTCTCGCAGCAAGCGAAGAAACGTAAGACATTCCTTTTTTGCGGTATCGGACATCTTTCCCAACAGGCATAGTACGGCCAACAGTTCCTTGCTCGACATTGCAGTATCTCCTTTTCTTTTTGGCTGCCGGCGCATTTTTGATTATAGCACAAAAATAGGTAATTGGTCTATTTCGAGAGAATATAACAATCTCGTTATTTCGACAAGGAGGAAATGAAGATGAAGATGAGAACGGTGGCGTCTTTTGCTTTTGTTCTGGCAATTATCGTATTTTGCACAGGGTGCAGCGGAGCGAGAAGTGGATCTACGATAGAGAGCGGCTTAAATGAAGCGGGGAACTTTTATTCGACCTCTGAGATGGGGGACACCGAGTTCGCCGGGAGCCTTCCATTTGCAATTTCATACAACGGGAGTAACGTTTTTATAAAAGATGTTTCCGCATACGAAGTGCAGACAAGCAATTACGCCTATACGCTTTATGTTGTCATTGATATTGATGCGTCTGAACTTGACGATGCGGGGTTTCATTGGTTGCGAGAAGAAGATCTATCGGTAAGTGCGTATATTACCAGCGAAAAGAACGAGTATGATTTTGATGCTGCATATCGCCTTGGATCGCTCAGTTCCGGCAAAACAATCTCTTTCGTTTTCATGTCCAGTCCACTTGACAAATGCCGCCATTCGTTCGCCAATGGGAAAGTTACTGTTTCAGCATCACTCGCACAGGAAGATACTTATGAATACAAGAGGGAAGACGGAACCGTCGGAAACCTTCACAAAGAGAATACCGGGATGTACGATTTTGAGTTGCCAGATGAACTTCCATCGGCTGAAACTATTCCAGAGCCGTTATACGGTTATGTCGTAGAATGGCTTGCAGAAAAAGCAAAGTCATACAGTTGAATTTGATCTTTGAGGTAAGGAACTATGGCACGTTCAGCGAAGAAAATTGAATACGCGCCCGCTGAACAGATCGGCGTGATTTACGCCCGCTATTCTTCGCACAACCAGAAAGAAGAAAGCATTGAGCAGCAGATCGCTGAATGCACGGAGTTTGCCGAAAAGAACGGAATCAGAATCATCGGCATTTATGCAGACAAGGCAGTGTCCGGTCGCTCTGACCGACGTCCGAACTTCCAGCGCATGATGCGCGATGCGGAGAAACGGCACTTCCAGATCGTTGTCGCGTACAAAAGCAACCGTATTGCCCGCAATATGCTGAACGCTTTGCAGTATGAAGCGAAGCTGGATTCGTTCGGAATCAAGACCTTATATGCCAAAGAGGAATTTGGCAACACCGCCGCAGGTCGCTTTGCGCTGCGGACGATGATGAATGTCAACCAGTTCTATTCCGAAAACATGGGCGAGGACATCAAGCGCGGGATGGTGGATAATGCTACAGAGTGCAAGGTGAACGGAATGCTCCCGCTCGGCTATGTTAAGGGCGAGGATGGGAAGTATGCCATCGCCGCTGATGAAGCTGCTGTTGTCAGAGAGATTTATGACAGCGTTCTTAAAGACATTCCGCTTGCAGAGATCGCGCGTTCGCTCAACCAGCGCGGAATACGGACGAAGCTGGGGCGCGACTGGAATAAGAACAGCTTTCATATCCTACTGAAAAACGATAACTACATCGGCGTTTACCGCCATTCAGGTGTTGTTGTTGAAGATGGAATCCCGCCGATTCTGGATAAGGAGGTCTTCGAGGCCGTGCAGGAAAAGCTTACGAACAAGAAAAAGACCGCCGGGCGGCGGTCGGCAAACGGAGAATATCTGCTTACAGGGAAGCTGTTCTGCGGCTATTGCGGCTCCTACATGATCGGTGTATCTGGCACCGGGGAGAACGGAACCGTGCATAATTACTACCAATGCCAGAAGCGTCACGCAGAGGGCCGATGTGAGAAGAAGAACGTGCGCCGCGACTTCATTGAAAAGTTGATCGCGCGTCTGACGCAGGATTACATCTTGCAGGACGATACAATCGAGTGGATTGCAGACAGCACCATGAGCTTTCAGGCCATGGCACGGAGGGAATCGGGCGTTGCTCAGCTCGAACGCGATCTGGCTGATAATCGCAAGGTTGCGAAGAATATCATGGCGGCAATCGAACAGGGAATCATCACGGAAACGACCAAGGCCCGGCTGCTTGAAGTCGAGGGAACGATACACGATCTGGAGCGTTCATTGTCCATAGCAAAGGCAGCGTCACAGCCGATAGAACGCGAACGAGTTGTTTTCTCGCTGGAGCAGATGCGCGAGGGAAACGTCGGAAGCAAGGAGCACCAAAAGAAGCTGATCGACACGTTCGTAAAATCGGTGACGCTTTGGGATGACCGCATTCAGATCGACTACTACCATACGCCCGGCAAACACAAATTCTCATATTCGCTGGAAGAATTGACGAGCAAAGCAGAAAACGAAAGTAATGCCTCGGACGTTCGTACAGACTCTCTTGAGCTCCACCATCAAGTTGCACCAAAAAAGATGCCGCTGCGAAAAGCCTAGAAGTTTCAACGACTTCCGGGCTTTTTTGCGCCCATTTTTAGAGGCGTGACAAAAAGATGCCAAAATGGACTTTGCCAAATTCGATAGACCTGTACCTTTACCCAAGGCATTTTGAGCCGCTTTTCCGAGGATTTTTCGGGAAAGCGGCTCTTTTTTGTCTTAGGCAAAACGTAGAATTTAAGTAGGCTCTTTTGTTGGTATTGCTAGATAGACATTCCGAGTGTATGTGCCATTGTGTTGACACGGGCAAAGCCCAAAATACACTAGGAGGATTCAAGATGACAATTGAAAATGCAAGAGCGCTGCAGGAACAGTTGGCGAACAAGGTCATCGCGCAACTGCGGAAGAACGGGAACAACGAGCTTGTCGATGACTGCATCCAAAGCATCGCCGTCGTCGGCAAGGCGTAGGGCATTCCAGGCGACGAAACGGCGCGCAGGCAAGAACGCGCACAGCAGGAGCAAACGCGGCACGTTGGCGACGCTGGACCGCGAGAGGCCATGGGTACACGGCACCATGCTCCTGACATGTTCACGAGGGTCATGCAGTTTGTGTGGGATATGTTCGAAACAGCACTTAACCTCGGGGTACTGTCAAGGATTATGCGCAAATTTATTTGCAGACCCCGGCTGAATGACG